AAAATTTATAAGTGCGTTGAGTGTGAGACTATGATTACTATTGTAACTAAGGTTCACGAACTACCAGAGTCAATTATCTGTCCATGTGACAGCGTAGCAGAAAATCAGGGTGCAAAATGAGAAAGTCTAACAACAAAGCCTCTCAACATAAAATTAAGAGAGCAATTAAGAATAAGAAAAGAACACAGGCTAAGCCATACCTTTCAAAGTTTGAGCGTAAACAAAAAAGGATTAGAGAAGCAATTATTCTTGGAGCACTTAAGTCAGTACCTAACTAAAACTGGAGATGTTCATGGTAGATCATGAAGAGTTAAATAAAATATCAAAAGAACTAAAACGCTATATCATCAAACAGCATATGAAAACATATTACCATACCACCATTGGTATCCTATGCTTCCTTCTTGGAACTTTTTTTGGATTACTAATTAAATAAGGACTAGCACCAGTAGCCAAGTTGGTTAAGGCACCGAACTCATAATTCGGCTATTCGTAGGTTCAAGTCCTACCTGGTGTACTTGACATACCGTGCAGAATTCGGTATACTTATAACATACCTACTAACAAAGGATCAAAATGAAGAAAATTGCTTTTATTTTATCATTGCTTGTATTTTCTGGGGGCTTCACTCCAGCACAGGCAGCACAGTGCAAAGATGGAACGTACTCTTTCTCTACTGGAAGAGGCACATGTTCTGGACATGGTGGTGTCGCATCATGGGGAAATGCTCCTGTTAAATCAATTAGTAAGGCAGCAGTAGAAGCAAACCTAAAAAGACAAAAAGAAATAGCAGCACAGGCTGCAGCAAAAGCAGCAGCAGATAAAGTAATTAAGGCCAAAGCAGATGCAGCAGCAAGACTGCTTGGATTTAAAAACGCAGCAGATAAAGTTCAGTCAGAAAAAATTGCAGAGCAAAAAAGAATTGCTGCTGAAAAGGCTGAGCAGGAACTAATTGAAGCGGAGTTGGAAATTGCAAGGATTAAGGCTGAAACAGATGCCGAGATATTGCGAATTCAAAATGCTAAAATTTTAGAAGATAAGTTAAATGCAGAAAGAGTTGCTGCACAGGATAAACTTGCTGCTGCTAACAATGCAATTTTATTAGCAAAGCAAGAAAAACAATTAAATCCTAATAATCCAAGACAATATGTGGTTGCATCAACCAATCTTGTGATTTGTAACGAGTTTGGTGGAACCTACACAAAGCCAAATGGTTGCCAAGGATTTATAATTTGTGAGCAAAGCCTTGCAAATGCTGGATATGCTGCTGAAAAAGTGTTTAATGGTCCAATGCGTAATATGATTGAGTACTATGTTGCTTCAGGTCATCTAAGACAAACACCAGACAATCCATCTTGTGCTCTTATCAAGGGTACACTTACTCCAGGGAACAAATAATATGGCAATCAGATTCAGAAAGAGCATGAAGATTATGCCAGGAGTTAGAGTTACACTTGGCAAGAGTGGCATTAGTGGATCACTTGGCACCAATGGTGCACGAGTCAGCGTTAACTCTAAGGGGCAAGTAAGAGGTACTGCTGGTCTAAACGGCACTGGTCTATCAAGTACTACAATGCTTAATGGAAAGTCTAAGTCTAATAGTACTAAGACTACTACAAATGAAGTTCTTCCTATTACTACATCTAAAGAAGACATTCCAAATGTTAGTATCTTTATGGTTGTCATCCCCTGGATTTTCCTTGGAGCCTTTATTCATGAGTGGGTTGGCTACGCATGGTTGCTTCTGATGATTCCAACTTGGGCATTTTCTAAGTTTCTTAGGTTTGCTGCTGAGTATCCTTCACTTATTCCTGGTGTTCAAGAAGAACTTGATGTTATTGCTAAGGAACGAGCAAATTCGGGTAACTAAAGGTTTATCTCTGTAACTCAGCGGAAGAGTGACACCCTTCTAAGGTGTAGGCCGTAGGTTCGAATCCTACCAGGGATGCTATAATAGTAGTAAGGGTGTGGTTAGCCTATATGTGTCGGGAAACATATATAGCCTATGTTGCAACACCACACCCTCCTAACTTTTGTAATACATAACTAGCAGAAAGAGAAACTCATGAGTGAAGCAAAGTGTCCATACACTGGTAAGACATACACAACAGAGGCTACAACAAACAAAGACTGGTGGCCAAACCAACTAGACCTGTCTCCACTTAGAAAGAATTCTTCTAAGTCAGATCCAATGGGAGAAGACTTTGATTATGCCAAGGAGTTTAATAGTTTAGATCTTGATGCTCTTAAGGGTGACATCAATACACTTCTAACTACCTCGCAAGATTGGTGGCCTGCAGACTATGGTAACTATGGTCCATTCTTTATTCGTATGGCGTGGCACTCTGCGGGTACTTACAGGGTAAGCGATGGTCGTGGTGGTGCTGGAGAAGGACTACACAGATTTGCTCCACAAAATTCTTGGCCAGATAATGGTAACTTAGATAAGGCTCGTAGACTTCTTTGGCCAATTAAGCAGAAGTACGGTAAAAAGATTTCATGGGCAGACCTAATGATTCTTGCAGGCAATGTTTCTCTTGAGAACATGGGCTTCAAGACATTCGGTTTCGGTGGTGGTCGTGAAGATGTTTGGGAATCTGATGACACATACTGGGGTGCAGAAAAGGAATGGCTTGAAGATAACCGTTATAGCGGAGATCGTGAGTTAGAAAATCCACTTGCTGCTGTGCAGATGGGATTAATTTATGTTAACCCTGAAGGACCTAATGGAAATCCTGATCCAGTTCTTTCTGCAAAAGACATTCGTGAAACATTTGCAAGAATGGCAATGAATGATGAAGAAACAGTTGCACTAATTGCTGGTGGACACGCATTTGGTAAGGCACACGGGGCTGGAGATCCATCTCATGTAGGTCCTGCACCAGAGGGTGCACCTATTGAAGAGCAGGGGCTTGGATGGAAGAACTCGTTTGGTAAGGGTAATGCAGAAGATACAATCACAAGTGGTATTGAGGGTGCATGGACTGCAACACCTACCAAGTGGGACAACTCATACCTTAAGTTATTGTTTAAGTATGATTGGACACAAACAAAGTCACCTGCTGGTGCAACACAATGGATTCCAACAGATGAATCTGCTGCTAATTTAGTTCCAGATGCACACATCGAAGGAAAGTTCCATGCTCCAGTTATGACAACAGCAGACCTTGCATTGAGGTTTGATCCAGAGTATGAGAAGATCTCTCGCAGATTCCTTGAAGACTTTGATTACTTCTCAGATGCCTTTGCTCGTGCATGGTTTAAACTAACGCACAGAGACATGGGACCTATTTCAAGATACCTTGGTAAGGAAGTTCCTTCTGAAGAACTAATTTGGCAGGACCCAGTTCCAAAGTATGAGCCTGTTGATTTAGATATAGATCAAATCAAATCAGAAATTAAATCATCACAACTTTCGCTGTATAACTTTGTTTATACTGCATGGGTTTCTGCATCAACATTCCGCAAGACAGACAAGCGTGGTGGTGCAAATGGTTCTAGAATTAGACTACAACCACAGGGTAATTGGGAGACTGTTAACACTCCAAGAGTATGGGATACATTAGCATACCTTGAAGGGTTGCAACAAACAGTTGCGAAGGGCATGTCTCTTGCTGATCTGATCGTTCTTGCTGCTTCTGCTGCTATTGAAAAGGCATCTGAAGAATTAGTTAAGGTTCAATTTACTCCTGGAAGAACTGATGCAACTCAAGAGCAGACAGATGTTGAGTCATTCGCAGTTCTTGAGCCAATTGCTGATGGATTTATTAACTATCTTAAGAAAGACACAACTGTTCCTAGCGAAGTACTGTTGGTAGAAAAAGCAAACATGCTTGGACTTACTCCAGTTGAAATGGTTGTTCTATTAGGTGGTATGAGAACTCTTGTTGGACAAACCCTGCATACTGGATACCTAAACGCAATGGTATCTGGAAAGTTTTCTTGGACAAAGGTAAGCGAAGATTCTTACCTAGCAACAAGAGATGGACAAGATGCAGGAAGTGCAACTCGTGCTGACCTAATCGTAGGCTCAAACTCAGAACTTCGTGCAATTGCAGAAGTATATGCATCTGATGATGCTAAGCAAAAGTTTTTAAATGATTTTGCTTCTGTATGGACAAAGGTAATGAACTTAGATATGTTCTAACATAAAGACAAATAGTCCTGGGTATGACTTAAAACTACCCTATTTCCCTGCCCAAAATAAAGAATCATCATCGTATATCTCTTTATCTAAAGGAAAATGCTTGCCTATAAAGTCTTTGTCTTCTTGGTTTAATGAATTAAAAAGAACTTCTGAGGACTTATTTTTAAAATATTCTTTATCAGCACTTGAAATGTTAATGTCTATTTCTATTCCTAGATCTTCTGCAATTTTATCTACTAATAAATTGTAATCCATAAACTTTAAATCTTTGTGCCTGATCATTAGATTAACTCTTTTAATTCTTTTGTAAATTTCTTCTGTATCAAATGACTCATTGTTCTTATGCTTGGCCATAGATTCATGTAGTACCGACATACGCTCAGGGTCAGGACTTAAAGCAAAGTTTTGAGACTGAAAGTCCTTGATGTATTCCCATCTGCTTAGTGCTCCATATAGTTCATCTTTATCAACAGTAAATGAATCATTACCTTCTTTTATTACGTCCCAATTGTTCTGATCTACTAATTCATTTTTGATTGCCACAGCATGACAAACTGCACTAACAAAGAACTCACATGGATCTCTAAAAACTGAAACAATGTATGTCTTATCGTCTATCCAAGTAGGCCATCCAGCATGCTGCCTCATGTCTTGTGGAGACTTTACAAGTTCTATTCCGTTGTCTGCCAATACAGTTTCCATTGGTCTAAAGATATACTTGGTTAGGAATCTACCACCAGTTTTTGGAATATGCAAAAAGTATACTTTGTTATACTTTGACATAGTTATTTCTTTGGATGCTTTACTTCGTAAGGTGCGATCTTAGACTTAATACGACCATCTTTATATAATCTAACAATCCATCCATCTTTAATCTGAATAGGATTAAACGCTGCTGCTTTTTTCTTTGGCATTACTTTGCTACCTTAAATGGAGAGTCAATCCAACTATCTGACTTAGCAACTGGAATACAATTTGGAACTGGCTTTCCATCTGCACCAGGCTTCATGCCTCTTTGTACATAGCCATCCCAGCAAGGAGCAGCCTTGCCCATCTGTGCATCATACATAGCCATAGCAACTTCTGAATCTTCAGGCTCAACCATTAGTGGTGGGATCTGTACATACATAGACATTGCACATGCAGTATATAATCTTGTTGCTTCCCATAATCCGCTTTCTTCTTGTTCAAATAATTGAATCATTACCGCAGGATTTTCTGCACTTGCTTCCATATAATATTCTGTTCCTGGATTACCAAGAGCACCTTCATACATAACATGTACTACTTGCCCTATGTGTGTATCTCCTTCTCCACCGTGGGAGGTCATTGCGAAATCGCCTTCTTTTAACATATTAATAGTATACCATACTAACCTGCAAGCCTGTTATGAGTCCTGATCCTGTGGCAGTTAGCACAAACCACCTCACACTTTTCAATCTCTTTCTTGATAGCCTTCCAAGAAAAACCATCGTGTATCATTCTTGAAATATTGTATTTCTTATCTCTTATGTGATCAAAGTCTAGGATTATATGGTTACCAACACCACAATCTACACAGCCAGAATCCTCTTTTATCTTAGCAAGCATCTTCTTATACTGCTGCTTATTATAATGGTCCAACTCTTTGTCAGTCATTGTTATTATTATACCGCAAAATATTAGGCCCCACACAGGCAATTCACCTGACTTGCGCCACGGTCTCTATCCAATGGGTAACTACTCCATCACTAAGGTCCTGTGTGGGACAATTATATTGTAGCATAGTAATGGAGCAGTTTATGGACTTGCTCAGGTCTCCCAGGGTGCGACCCTGGCTTATCCGTACTCAGCAATAGGGTTGCTATAAGCAACTGCATGTATCATGACGGAATAGTATCTATTATACTATTGAATTTCAATAGTTTTTGGTAGTTTATCTTCTGGGATCTGCTTTTCAAGTCTGATATCTAAGATACCGTCCTTAAATTCAGCCCCAACAACTTCGACAAACTCAGGAAGAGTGAAGATATCAGTAAACTTACGAGCAGCAATGCCCTTATGTAGATACTCCGCACCCTCTGGTAACTCAGCATCCTGCTTCTCGCCCTTGATTGTAAGTTTGCGATTATCTAGCGATACTGAGACATCATCCTTAGAGAACCCAGCCAAAGCAAATGAAAGAATATACTCTTTATCATTTAGTTTAACCTGATTATAAGGTGGATAGTTTGTTGTTGTTGTTACCTTCTGTAAGTTTGAGAAGGTATTAAAAAATGGATCATTAAAAAGATCCAGTGCTGTTTTTACCATATTATTCCCCTTTCAAGCGAATAAGTTAATTTACCCCCCATATGGGCAGGTAATAATATTATAACATAGAAAAGCAGGCCTGTCAAATAACAAGCCTGCCAGTCTATAGTAAGATTACTTTACTTGATTAGTTGTCTTGCCTCCGCCAGATGACTTCTTTGCAGGAGCCTTCTTTGCGGTCTTCTTAACAACCTTTGCAGACTTAACTACCTTATCTACCTCTTCTACAGATGGCATCTTGCCGAATGCAGGATCGTTAGGGTTGGCTGCTCTCAATACAACGGGCACAAGTGCTCCAAGTAGTGAGTATGCCAGTGTCTGGGGATCTGTAACTCCAGAAGCATACATTGCTGTTGCTGCTCCAAGAACTGATCTTCCGTATGACGCTAGTGCGTTTTTGATTTGTTGGTTCATTTTTTTTCCTCCTAGGATATTTATTCATTTGTTAGTTTGTTACTAACAAAACCTTTTCTTGATTCTACATACTGGTTAATAAATGGCACTATTACATCTACTTCTTCAGATGGAACAGCATTAATAAGCATATGGTTTATGCCCCTGCTTTCAAGAGTCTTTACGAGATCATCAAACTGTTCGTATGTAAAGTAGGCAGCATCTAAAACGGGCTGCGGGATCTCTCCCTTTCTCCACACTGGTCGAACTACGTGGTTTGTTAATAGGTCAAGTTCTTCTTCTGTTTTTCTAAGAATGGGAGTAATTGCAATCATCACTTCTATACCGTCTAGTTCCAAAGGAATAGATATAGAGGAATCTTTTAAGAAATCAGACCATCCACCACGAGCATAGATATGGTATGGCAGAATAATTTTATGGCCATACTTTTTTACTGTTTCAAACACATAACTGTTAGTTGTTGAAACATATACATCTAGTTTGTTTTTATGGTTTGGGTCACGCCAGTATCCTGGAGACTCCTTATCTTGGTTCATATCGTTTAATACGTTAAGAAACTCTATCATATAGTTTGATCTATCAACAGCACTGGAGTTATCATTGACATCTCCAACAACACCACCAACACCGTCTTCGTGGTCTTTTATATATCCAGAAATTAAATTGATCTGGAGTCTCCCTCTATCTATCTTGTCCATTGATCTATTAATCATAGAAAGATACTGAGGGGAAATTGTGTATGGACGAATAGCAACTAAGTATTTTATATCTTCACCCTGCTTTATATCTTTTGCAGTTTTAACAAACATATCGCCTTCTGGAATATCATGCGTAAACATTACTCCAGAGAAGTTATTCTTATTTAGGTTTGATGGAGACTTTATGTTTTCTGTATCACCCATTACTCCACCAAAATAATAAAATTTCATTCTGTTGCCTTACTATAATGATAATCACACAGGTCAGCAATTCTGCTTTGTGAACTAGCCCAAATGCGGGTGCTCTCTTCTTCGCAGGATTCTTCTTCACACATAAACATATTAATGTTGTTTGTGCTCTTTAGTGTTATCATTACTATATTCTATCATAGTCTTCTGGTAGCAGTTTCTTTAGTTCTTCATAAGCCCCAGCAATTTTTTTCATAGAGTGATAGTTTGGTGCCATAGAGCCCAGGTCTCCGTACTCTTTGAAGTATTCTATCTCAGGCTCAATATCAGTAATAAAATTATTTAATCCTTCTTGAACCTCTTCTATATATTGGTACGCCCAGTCACGAGAATCTGAAACAAATTTTAAAAAATCTTCATTGGACTGATCTTTGTCTGTTTTGTTTGTGTTGCTGCTTAATTGCTGGATTAGCATGGCCTCTAAAGTCTTTTGAATAATAACCTTGTTAGCCTTTTTTTGTATAATATAAAGAGACAAGAAAAGCAAAGTTAGAGAAGACAAGATGCATATAAAAATTAATTCAATCACAGTTCTTTGCCACCCTCTCTAACCAAAAGAACTATTGCTCCGTTATCTTCCAAAGCCTTTTTTACACGGATCATATATTCTATAGCCTGCTTTTTCTTTTCAACTGTTTCAAGAGACATAAAGACTTTTTCTTTTGCCTTAACGGTTATGAATGTGTCATTATCTACTAACTCTAAAGAAAATCCTTCAGGACATCTAAGAGATCTGAACGCTCTTCTCATTTTATCTGTATACATATTACTCCATTGTTAGGGACTGCCATGTTATTCCCCAGTCTGTCTTTGTCTTATGGCTAGAAAACTCTTTTGATATTTCCCCATTTTCCAAGTAGACTCCACCCCAAACTCCCCACTCTTTTCCAGAGATACCTACAGAAAAACATTCTTTTCTTACAGGGCAGTTAGAACATATTAGATCTACTGCAGGTCTTAAGATTTCATCTTCTTCATACTTGTCAAAAAATACATTTGTATCGTAGTCAAGGCATGAGGCATTATCTTTCCACTCATACTTATTCATTTTACCTTACATACTTGTCAGGTATTTCCCATCCAGTTCTAGAAACGACAAAGATCTTTTTTAAGTGCCAAGCATTATCTTTTAATGCTCCTTGCTTTGATGTAAAGGCCTTATCTGACCTTGTCATCTCTACAACATCCCATCCATCCCAGGAAAGGTTGCTGTTTTTGGAAACAATTGCTTCCATTTTTTCAAGAGAACTGATTGATACCATTGTGTCTACTCCTTAGAAGTTGTATACGTTTGTGTTGATGTTTTTTGATTTTGATAAACCTACTATTCGAGAAGCCTGCTCTTTTGGATTAGAAACAAAAGCAAAATGATTAAAACTGCTCATGTTTTCTTCAATCCATTCAGGCGTAACTCTGAATAACTTGATTGACTTTCCTCTAGACTTCATCCCTCTTTCAGAAAGATTGACAAATTCAGATGCCATTGCACTAATGTTTGCTGGACCAGCCGTGTACAAGTAAAACTCCTTGTCATTTTCTTCTAGTTCAGATAATGCAACTGCCATTGCTCTAAGAAAAATGTTGTAGTTGTTGAAACTAGTCGTTCCCTGCACCCCTACTATCATTGCTTATCCCTTCTCTTAGTTTGTCTAATATGAATAACATCTTGTCTAATTGTACCTTATCCATAGTGCTCGTGTCAACTTGCATAGCATAATCTTTTCCGATCAAGTTGTTTACCATTGGTGCTGTATAAAAGGTATTGTCTTTGATCCAATACGCTTCATTTTCAACAATAATAACTCTTACATTTTCTTTTTCTTGACGAATTTTTGATTGGCTTTTTCTATTTATTTTTTCAATATGCTTTCTTCTAACAGAGTACTGATTATGAATCATAGACTGAGTCATCATAGGCTCATAAACTGTCCTGTTTCTAAAGAATACTACATATCCTATTACTAATAATAAGGGAATAGTTAAAGCCAATGCTCCGTACACGTTGTTCATAAATACCCCCAGGTAACCATTGTATCACTTTTGTCATAAATTGAAAATGTCAATATATTTAAACACGTATTTTCCAGGTCATGGCCTTTGGGCCTTGCTTAACCATTTGAAATATGTGATGCTTATATTGTTCTGTTAGTTCTGCATATAGTGTTGGATTAACCAGTTCTAGTTTGTCTGTGATTGAATAAAGCATCTCGCCTTTTTCATCTATCCCAGCCATCTCTATGGCACCTTGCATAATTAAATGCTCTACCATTGCTTGGCTTCTTAGGTTCATTACTTACCAGACTTCTTTCTAGCCTTAGCAAGTGCAACAAAGTCTTTAACTTTTGTCTCTCCCATATAGCCCCAGGCATGGCCATCATTGATCATCTTGTCATTGATTGAAACGGTATCCCCATCAAGATAAACCCAACCAAGAATACGGCCATACTTTTCTGAAGAGTCCATCTTCTCTGTCTTGATCACTACAGACTTAGCACTGTCAATAGCAGCCTTCAAATAAGCCTTTGCTTCCAGTCCTAAAGCCTTTTCAGCCTTGTCTGCTGTACGAGACTCAGGTGTATCAATACCAGCCAGTCTGACTCTTGAACTAAAAGAAATATCAAACCCTAAATCAATTTCGACATCGATGGTGTCTCCATCAACGACCTTTGTTACTTTCTTTACATAATATTCAAACATTTGTGCCCCCTTAGACCCAATACTTAATTATAGCAGTTGCTGCAAGAATTGACCAGATTATATTAAACCAAATAATTGTTGGTAATGTTTTAACTGTTGATGACCAAATTAAAGATAGGCTAGTTACTAATGCAAATATATATAGCCACCAAAACTGAACACCAAAAATAAGACCTGGGATAATGATTGCTGCCTTGGTCATAAATGCAAAGAACTCTACCGTATTAGGTAGGTTCCAATAAGATTTATGCCTCATTGTCTTTAGAGCATTAATCCATTCTGTTCTAAATTTCATTTTAATCCCTCCAAAAATTGTCTATGATCTACACATTCTGAAACCTTATAGGTCCTATAACTTTTGTGATAGTCGTACATATCTATTCCCCTTTTGTACTCATCAGAAAGTTCTATGTATTCTTTTGCAAGATCTTTATTTATTTTATCTTGTGCTGAACCAACTAAGAACCAACTCTTAGAGTTCCAGTGATCCCCGTTGTCTCTGCTGCCTGGCATTCTTTTTTGCCAAACATCTAGTTTTTTCTTCAGTGCTTCTGGTGCATTTTCGTAAGAGAACTTATCCCAGAACGGTGTATCTTTTCTTAAGGACATATAGTGAAAGTATATGAAATTAAGAATGTCATCATTCATATTTACAATAATCTTATTAAACTCTGCTCTGATCTCAGGACAGTTGTTGATCAGGAAGTCTGGACTGGCAAATATTTCTGTCAACTCTACCATGCTTACCCACAAAGATGTCGCCTCAAGTGGCTCTACAAAGTTTGCTGCCAAACCTACTGCTATACAATTGTTTTGCCAAGGCTCTTCGAATGCTCCTGGACTGAAACTGAAGCCACCCTTATCTTTTCTTGGGTAGTGAGGAACAAACCCTAGAAACTCTTCAACCTCTTTGATTGCTTCCTCTTCAGATATCAAAGATGAATCGTATACATATCCACAACCAAATCTATTCTGCAGAGGAATCTTCCACATCCATCCATACTTCATAGCAATTGCTTCTGTGTATGGTGGAATCTTTTCTGTCATGTCAAGAAAGAATGGGATAGCAGAGTCTGTAGGCAAGAAGTCTGTGTAACTCTTCCATTTTGAATTAAACGTTTTTCCAATAATAAGCCTGTGGAATCCACTGCAGTCAAACACAAAGTCGCACAGGATTTTAGATCCATTGTCCAAGTCTAAACTTGTGACATTATTATCTTGATCTAGATGAACATTGGTTATAGTATTTTCAAATACCTCAATACCTCTTTCAACACCTATCTCTTTAAATCTTGCTGCAAGTTTTGTAGCATTAAAATGAAAAGAAATATGTCCTATCTTTTTATAATCTGAAAGGGTTTTGCCTTCTTTATTTTTTTCAAGGACAAACGGGACCTTGCTATTTTCTGAAATTGTTTCTGTAAAGTCTACTTCTTTCACACCATTATTTAATACTACACTCGATACAAGCATTGGGCTTGCAGATAAAAACTTAGAGGAAAATGTTTCCGTTCCAAGTGCCTCATCAGTGAATGCAAAACCATGGTAGTAAAAGTCATCTTGGCTATTCCAGTTAGTAAACCTAATACCATTCTTTATAGTTGCGTCACAGTTCTTAACTAAATCCTCAAAACTTATATCTAAAGTCTCCAAGAATGCAGGAAGGTATGGGGTAGACCCCTCTCCTGCTCCTAAGATACCAATGTCTTTTGATTCTATTACTGTTACATTTGCTTTAGGGTACTTCTTTTTTGCAGTTAAAGCAGTAAGCCATCCAGCACTACCACCACCAACAACAACTATACTCTTAGTCATTATTTTCTTCCCCATTTAACCTTATTCCAACCACGCTCATGGAAGTAATAAAGGATTGTTTTTGTAACTACCTCGAAACTTGCGATTGCACCTGCTGTAACTGGCTCTTTGGTTATAAGCCAAGCAATAGCAAATGTATCTGCTGTTCCAATTATACGCCATGTAATGGCCTTTAGTGCTGATCTTTGTTTGGATACATTCATGCTGGCCACTCCATATTGTCAGGGCCTTTACTAATTACTTTCCAAACCTTAGATACCCATCTCTTTACGCTTTTGCGTAGCCGATATAGCATGAATGTCTGCCCCCAAATCTACTTGTTCAATCTTATAACCTACATCACGACCATATACAATGTTGGTTATGTTTGGTAATCTTAGTACTAATGCCCCGTCCATAAATTCATCCTTGGCAATATATTCTTTTACCTGATCAAACTTAAGTGGATCTTTCTCACTTGTATTGTAGGTATTACGAACTCCAAGAAGTACCTGCTCTGTTCTTTTCCCCGCTTCTTTATAGAGAGCATGATGGCCTTCATGCCATGGCTGATATCTGCCCAGCATAAGGGTTGTAGGGGCTGTCCAATCGTGTAACTGGCAAGCAGCAATGATAAGGTCAGCCTCTTCTTCTACGGTCATCCCACAGGGGATTCTGACATCGCATGACTCTGGATCTTCCCACATCTTATTTGTATCTTCAAATCTTCCAGACTCAATTCTGTCTACCCAAATTAAAATATCTGGCTTGCCAAATGCTGCACGAGTCAAGTCGGTAGGGCATACAAAGTCAACGATTACTGGAGCAACTCCCTGCTTAGAAATAAGCCTAGCCATGTCTCCCATACGTCTTGCCTGTTCAATTCTGTCTTCAGGGCTAAAGCCTAGGTCTGAATTTACTGTTGCACGAACCTCATCTGCATTAAGATGAATAGCGTTAATTCTTTCTTTGAGTGCCTTGGCTAACTCTGTCTTGCCTGCACCTGGCAGACCAATAATCTGAATAATCATTTTTTACCTATCTCTATGTTTGGCATAATGTCAATTAACAAATGCACCCTATCTATTTTACTTCCATTATTTACAAAATGAAGTCTTGAGTTATTTATTTCCCAGCATTCTCCAGTACCCATCTTGACTTTTTCATCTCCCACACCAAAGAATACGCTGTCAGAAGTTACTACTGGTATATGATTTCTTTTTGAAAGCATAAGGTAGTCTCCTGAGTCATGGTGCGGTGCAATATCTTGTCCTGCCTTTAACTTAATTAAAAGGACCATGCCTCTAACACCATCGTGTATTTTTTCAAGGTCTGAAATTATTGGCTCAAGAAGTTCAAGTAGATCCTTGTCGTTAGATGTTGTCTGAGTAGAAAAGTCTTCTCCTTCTTTCCACCCAAGATTTGCGGTGTACACGAAGTATGAGTTTGTATCCTTATGGACATAGTAGTTGTCTTGTCTTGATGTATTGATAAACCATTCTTCAGAAAAACTATCTATATAGTTTCTGATTGGATCAACATCGTACTTGCCATGTTGCTTAAAGTTAAAATCTTCTAGCATCTTTCTCATTTTGTCTCCAGGGTCTGATTAAAATCTTTAGAGTATCCAAAGTTTGCAAAGTCAGAACTGTAAAAGTACTTAGTCATTTCTATTGCCTCATCTGTATAGTCTTCTATATACGATTCTACCACATAGTTGCCCACGTTGTAAAATCCAAGAGTCCATCCAAGTTCGTCTTCTAGTTCTTTTAGGTTCTCAAACTTATAAAGTCTTTCTACCTGTAGATTATTTTGATCCATGATATAAAATGACTGGGGTAGATGAAGTAGTGGGCTTATTGGAGATATTTTTCCTTGTTTAATATTGTCTAGGTACTGTGCAAAAGATATATTTGTTTGATTAGCCTTGTTGTATTGCTTGTAGCAACTGTATGTTCTTGTGTATGGGTTTCTTACAACAGCAAAAGAAAACACTTTCTCATCTACTGGGTTTGCTTCTTTTAAGTATGAGTATGGATCATGGTGCCTTGGCCATTCTCTCTTCCAATTGTCTAAATTATTATCATTTAATATTTTAGAAATTGAAGATCCAGCAGTCTTTGGTATATGTACAAACAGGATTGAGTCATATTCTTTTTGATTAATTATCATTCTGTTTGGCCTCACTGTTTATTTCTTTAACTAAATTGTTTACAGCAATATCATTTTTCTTGCTCCAGTCTAAACCAAAGAATAAGTTATTTGTAAACAATAATAGATCGGTTATCTTTTCATTTTCAAGTTCAATTATTTTTTGTTTGACTGTTTCACGGTCTCCAATTATTGAGTAACTTAATAGCCTAGGGTTAACATTAATAAGTTTACTCTTATACTCTTCAATATCTTTATTTGATTCTAAGATAACAACTCCAGCACTAACCATTATGCCAGCAAGTCCGTCAAACCTTTCTGGACCCTCTCTATATGTGTCCAACATGCATAAGGTTGTTCCCTTAAACATTTTTGCCGTTTCTATGGCATAGTCAGAGGCACCACTAAAAACCATTCGTGGAACTACTGCTGTTGGGCAGTACAACTTGTACATATCCATAAACTTTCTTAAGTAGGTAGTTCTTTTTTGAATGCTATCTATTTCTTCTGACTCTCCAAAGATATCAAATTCAATATCTGGCTCGTCATCTCTTCCATGAAAGTCTCCAGCAACCCAATTAAAAACAAGTCTGTCTTTATCTATTTCGCTATACCCTCTAGTCATCATCGCAGCATACTGAGCACTTACATGGTATGGCCTTAAAGCAAGCATATACTTTAGTTTATGGCCTGGCGTAAGTGCAGCAGCAGACTTTATAAAATAGTCTGCTTGGGCCGAATGAAAGGTAAGCAAGACTGAGTTATATCCAGAGTCCTCTAGTCTGTCTGAGAGATCTTTTAATTGATCTACATCACAGTGTGCATCTCTCAGCATATAGTGGATATTCATTACTAAGTTAGTTTTTCTCGCTCATCAACTACGCTGATCATAAAAGACATCATGCTATTGTATCCATCTGGAATAGCCATAACCTTGTTGTAGTGGTGACCACAGAAGAATAAATCTCCAGTTATTCCAGTAACCTTGACTAAGGCTTCAGCACTGCATCTGTCACAACGATCATGAGGTGTTAGAGTCCATTGCTTTTCTTCAGTCTTGTCTTTGATCATACTAAACATTATACTACCGCTTTCTGTTATCAGTGGAATAAAATCCACTACCGTTGAATACTGCTCCTACATTAGAGTATACACGAACCAGAGGCAGATTGCAAGTTTCGCAACCATACCCTGGGTCGTCTTCTTTAATTGATCTTTCTTTTGTATACCTTTGACCGCAAGGCATACAATCGTATTCGTATAATGCCATTTACTTAGATTTTTTCTTTTCTTTTACAGTCCAGATAGGGGCATTAAGTTTGTCTCCACCCCACTCATATCCAAGTAATTTTACTACTGCTCTAATTATCTTAATACGCATTACTTTACCTTCTTTCCAAACTTGGCCCAAATTCTTTCATGAAGATAGAAGAAAGTCATTTCTAGTGTTAGATATGATAGTCCGTATAGACCAACATACTCCCACTCTGCCTCTCCAGTATAGTACTTTAGAACGAAATAAATTATTCCAGAAACAAAAGTAAAGTGAACGAATGGCCAACTTATAGTCTTTAGCAATGACTTTCTTCTTGACTCCATTATAGTGCTACCTGTGGCTTTCCTCCACCACCACCAGATGGTTTCTTTGCAGCCTTCTTCGCAGCATCGGCAGATGTTGACTTGGCAGGTGTTGCTGCTAACTTGTTTAGTAGTGGAGCGTTTTCTTCACCAGTGTAAACTGGACGGCCCCAACCAACAACAGCATTAACTAACTTCTTCTTGTTATTCTTTACATATGCACGAGTCTTCTCTACGCACATTCCGCCATTGCGCTGGTCTCCCTTTGCAGTTCCTGAAGTATTTCCTTCAATAACTTGGATAGTTCCATCACCGTTGTTCTTAATGCAAAGACCAACATGTGAAATACGATTTACACCATCATCTGGGAAATCAAAATAGATCCAGTCTCCTGGCTGTGGATCATCATTACGAGCATCTGACCAACGCTTTTCTTTCTTGAATTGATCTGATGCTGCTACTGTTGATGCAGACTTAGGGAATGATTTTACTCCCGCAGTAAATGCACACCAAGAAACAAAGGACTGGCACCATGGTTGGAAGTTAACCTTAATCCATGCACCGTACTTTGTTTCATTATCTTTAGGGCCTTCGATTGTGCCCAACTCTTTCTTTGCAACCTCAATGATTGCTTCTAGACTGCCTTTTGCTGCCATGATATCCTCCTTTAGGAATCTTTATATAATTATATCACGCTGCCCCACCTGGCCTCGATCCAGGGACATCCGAATTAACAGTTCGGCACTCTACCATCTGAGTTATAGGGCATTGGGGCAGTTTTAAGTCATGCCTAGGACTATTATTTAGTTACGAATGTATGATGTGGTACCAATTAAAATCTTTGGAAGAGATGAGAGATACTCTCCAAATGTTTTAAAGGTGTTACGGTTTACATATGATGCTGCAGAGACTGCAGTTGCTACAGAACTTCCAGCAGTGTCTGTTGGTGAACCATTATACTTAGTAATGCTTACCTTGCCAGGTGCAACCATGTCAAGTCCAGGACCTGTATTGGTTGCTGTTTCTAGTTGTGTTGCATTGCTTAGTGCTCCTACACCAATTGCTCCAGGAACACATGATGGAAACCCTACAACATCTCGTCGTCTATCATTTCCTGTTGCAACAAAAACTGCAACATTATTAGCGGTTAGAGATGAAATAGAATTGATAGTTCTAAAATCTTTTGAGCATCGATCAAGAGCAAGATTTGATTGGCTAATTGATACAGCATCAATGCTGTACTTTGATGCATTCTTTGAGACCCACTCAATTGCTAAATCAATTGTTCGATTAGAATGTTGATTGGTTCCGCCATCTTTGCCAATATTTGCAATTCTTACAAAAACAATCTTAAGGTTGGGATTAACTGTTAACGCAGACTTAACCATTGTATCTCCGTGGAAAACGCCATTACTCCACCCACTTTTTGGCCATGCTGAGTTTCCTGCTGCACCTTTGCCCTCCATGAAGGTGCTACCATTTGGACATAGTACAGAGCCACCAACATTGATGGCAAACTTGTCATTTGCTGTGAAGCATACTTCATGAATGATTGATGGAAAGTTATTTGAGTTAATTGCTGTGTCTATAATTGCCAAGACTCTCTCATCTTGTGCTTGTGCTGGGGCAATTGCTGTAAATGCAATTGCAATTGATAGTAGTGCTAGTAGTGTTTTCTTCATCTTGTTTCTCCTTTTTGTTGTTATTGTTTGATTTTTAAAACTACTTGGCAAGGGTCTCCGCCCTCTTCCCATTCCTGTTGCTCTTCTTCACTCATATACGGATCTCCATCATGAGTATTGCAGAACGGTTCCGTTATCCAGCCACGCTGAATACCGTTATCAAGCCAGATTTCAAACTCGTCAAAGTCTGATTCCATATTCTGTATGTCCTTTAGAATCTCTTCAAATTCTTCGCTCATATACTAAGTATACTCCTATAGACTGACGATGTCAACTGGGCCCATGCATGATGGGTTAAATTTAATTGCAGCATTTACTGCTTGGACTACTCTATTCCTTGCATTTTTCTGCTTATCCGTTGCATATAAAACTCCATATGCATACTCTGCTCCAGACCCCATAGCAAGGTATGGGAGTGTATACTTAGATAAAGACATGTCCGCAGAACTATGCTCATAGATGTTTCCACGAACTGCAATAATTAAACCAAGGTCTCCATCTTTTGATGTGTCAACCCAAAACTCATTGTAGAATTCTTTTAGTTCTTTAATAAACCTTGTCTGCATAAATCTGTCTGTGTCTTTAATGTTGGGTGCAGTTGGTTTAAAGTTGTAACGGATTCTTTCTCCGTCCATTGATCCAGCATATCCAATTAAGTATGGACCTATCTTCCAAACCTTTGGTGCTTCAAGTGCTAGAATGGTGCCATCATCTGATGCCCCACGATCTCCAGCCATGTAAATTTTATCTTCATGGCGTACAACTGCAATACAAGTCATGGCATAAAGCCCTCTCCAGATAGGTGATACTTAAGTATACCATTACCCAGAGAGGGCTGTCAACTACCGTCAATAATGACTAATTAGCCTTTTTGTCTACCGTCTTAAACGCATCATTGATCTCTGCCAATGTGAGTTTTCCATCGTCCAAAAAAGCCCTTGCCAGTCTTTCAATGACTGTTGCTACGCCTAATAGTCCTGCTAAGAATACTGCCTGAACTGTGTCAATTCCTACTACTGCTCCAGCACCAAGTACTGATAGACCAGATGCTGCAAAGACTGCTACGATTCTCATCAAGATATTAGTGATTGCCTTTTGTGGGTGCTCCTTCTTAGGAGGCTCTACTACCTTTTTAGTTGCCATATTTAGTCCTCCTTTCTTAGTGGGATTGTAATTAGCCAGATTACTGTTGTTGCAAGCACTGCAATACCAACAATATCCCTTGCTGATCCCGTCAAAGTTAGCCATGCGATGAAGAAGCCAAGGAGAGTAAAGGCCTGTGCAATCACTTCCACCCCTGCATCTTTAAGCCATGTGAAGAATCCCTTCACAACCTTTTTGATTATTTTCATTTTTACCTCCTCATCCCAATCATTACATTTGCAATCTGTGAAACAATGATTACTGGGATAATGACTTCTTGGGCTTTTTCTCTCTGATCATCTGTCATATCCATACCCAACTCAGAGAAATTGGATAGGAGTTCTGTAACATCCACTTCAAATACTGCACCAAGTGGGTCTGCTAAAAATGCTTCTGTCTGTACTTCTGTTACTGCATCTGCTAATGTAAATGGCATTGGGGTTTCTCCTGCTGATTCTGCTCTGTCAGTAAACTCAACAAATGCTTCGGCAAGTGCTGGGTTAGACTTCATCTGCTCAGCAATCTCTGCAACTTCTGACGGCTTAATACCAAGGTCTTCTGCAACTTCTACTTTTGCTTCTTGCGTCAATGCTTTGAGTGTTTGACTTACTGCTGTAATTTGTTCAGGGGAAAGAGTAACTAACTTATTATCTTTGCTTGTAAGGTTAGCAATAACTCCAGATAAATCTTCTGATGTACCAGTTCCCTTTTCAGGAATGAGGGCTTCTAATACTTCATCTTTGATTTCTACATCTGGTTCAGTCCAAGGATTATCTTCTGGCTCTGGATCTGGTCCAGGTTCTGGGGAAGGCTCTGGAGTAGGCTCTTCAGTTGGGTCTACAACTGGCTCTTCAGTTGGTTCTGGATCTGGGGTAACTTCTGGGGTAGGTTCAGGTGTAGGCTCATCTGTAGGGTCTCCTGTAGGCTCTGGAGAAGGATCTGGTGTAGGTTCTTCAGTTGGTTCTTCAGTTGGTTCATCTGTTGGGTCTGGGGATGGCTCTGGGCTTGGTTCATCTGTTGGCTCTTCAGTTGGTTCTGGAGAAGGTTCTGGTGTGGGTTCTGGGGTAGGCTGATTGGCTGCAGCATTTGCTGCTGCTTGAGCAATAGCAGCATTAAGTTCTCTTTGTGCTTGCTCGTAGTAATATTCCCATGCATCATTAATAGAATTATTTAAGTCAACGATTGACTGATTGTATATTTCTATTCTGCTATTCTTCAACTCTAAAGCATCTTCTGTATCTGCAACTGCATCAAGATGTTCCTGTGTTTTGGTTTGCAAAACCTGATTCATTGATGACAGTGTTGCATTCTCAGAGTTGTATACGCTTAGTTTGTCATTGTAAACTGCTAACTTATTATTATAATTTGTTTGTGCTGTAGCCCTTGCTGCAAGTGCTTCATCATATGCATTTAACTGTGATTGAGTTGGTCCTGGTCCAGAAGAGAATGTTCCAAGGTTACAACTAAAACCTACTCCCCATCCACCAGTATAATCACAACCTGCTCCAGTCCAACCTCCAGGAATTGCCCATCCAAGATGGTAAGAGCCTGGGCCTCCTCCGTTATACCACCAAATTTCTACATCTAAAGTCTTGTCTTCACTAACATCATACACTGGCGAGTAATCACTCCAGGTAACACCCTGTTCCACCCAGTTATTGACAGCAAGTTGTCCATCAACATACATTCTAAAACCATCGTCTGTGGATCCTGCAAAATATGTTTGTGTCCAGTGATCTGGAACAGTAATTCTCCCAGTAAATTTAACTACAAAGTTTTCATATCTATTACCGCAAACTGGCAGTTGCATAGAATTTGAATTCCATGTACCAGAACAGATAACTCCACTTGGAGTTGCTATGCCAGGAAATGTTCTAGTTAAATGATAAACCGTATATGCCAAACCCTGTCCCCCAGCACTCTGAATATTTGATTGGGTGGTTTGAACATTTATGTTGGCTATGCTGAGAGCATCCTGTGCATCGTTTCTTTCTTCAAGAGCGTTGTCTTTATGTTCAAGGGCCAAGGCTACTGTCGCTGTCTGACCATCCACATTTGATTGGGCAAGGTTCTTTGCTTCTAAGGCTGTGGCCTCTGCCTCTACTGCATCTTCATGGGCATCATAGGCATCATCTTTAAGTTCCTTCGCATTTGTGGCTGAGGCAAACTTATTTTCTGCTATCTCTATAAGATCTATAAAATCATCTTGATAGCCAAGGTCATCTACGCTATCGTTAAGTTCCTGTATTTCTTGGGCTGCTACTGTGAGTGGATCATCAGAGTGGGCTTCCTGGGGGGCTATAAGTAGCCAGCCAAAGGCTAGAACTGTGGCTGTTACTATTCTTAGTAGTCGTTTAATTACCTTTCCCCCTTGCAGACGACATGTCTGATAGGATGATTATACCATTTTATTGCACAAAAAAGGGGCTACCGTAATTGGCAACCCCTTTAATGTTGGACTAATTACTTAACTAGAGTAACCTTAGCCTTTGGATTCTTTTTGTTCCACTTTGTAGCAAGTGCATTGAATGACTTCTTCAAAGAAGAAAGTGCTGCTGCATTATCTGCAGTCAACTTAGCAATCTGTGCATCCTTAGCAGCAAGAGCAGCATCTGATGCTACCTTTGCATCTGCAAGTGCCTTATCTGAAGCAGCCTTTGCCTGAGCAACTGCTGTTGTTGTGTCGTCCTTGAACTTTGCAAGTTCTGCATTCTTAGCAGCAAGTGCTGCATCTGAAGCAACCTTTGCAGCAGCAGCATCGGCTGCAGCCTTAGCAACGGCAGCAGCAAGAGCATTCTCTGCAGCAATCTTTGCAGCAGTCTGTGCAGCAAGTTCTGATACTAGATCACGAACTGCAATCTCTGCGAATGGTGCAAGTGTTGGAGCAGTCAAACCAACTACTGCTGCTGCAACTGCATCTGATGATGTTGTTGGTGCAAAAGTAATTAGTGAGCGTGTTCCTGTTGTTGGAAGAGTAGCCTTGAAGGTTGCTGTTCCAAAATCTGTTAGTGTAGCACCAGTTGTTACTGTTGCTGTGTCCATAACTGCTGTTGAAGCAAATACGGTTGCTGTAATTGACTTACCAGATACCTTGTTACCAAATGCATCTGTTGCAGTTACAACGATATCCTGCTTAGTTCCTGCTGCACCTGCTGAAGGTGCTGAAACTGTTAGGTTGTTGATCTTACCAGCAGTACCCTGTACATAGTATGTAAGAGTTGTTCCACCGTTGTTGATTACAACTGTGCCAATTGCTGTTGTCTTTGTGTAGACAAAAAATGTTGCAGTTGTTCCAGTGCCTGTTGCAATTGTCAAAGATGATGATCCTGACGATGCTCCGACTGGTGCTGCTGATGTGTGTAGTGCAGATACGATTGTTGCGTTAGTTGCTACTGCAGTAACTGATGTTCCTGCTGCAACTGTTGCCACAAATCGTAGTGCATCTGCTGCATCGATTGTGTTGTCTGCTGGGACTGGTAGTGTGGCAGGGGTAGCAATTACACCGTTTGTTGTGTTTGCTGTTCCGTCTAGCGTTACCGCCACTGTCATTACTGTAGCATTTGCAGGTGCTACTGCGACCATGCCCAAAGTCATGGCTGCAACCACGGCTAGTGCGATTTTCTTGAATGAATTCATTACTTATTTCTCCTTGTTTATAGTGTTTTTAGTCTGTCCAAATAGTCTTTTATTTCTTCTATTTGGCTAGGTTTATATTGTATCACATTGCGACTTTCTAAGTCAAATTGCTCCTCTGGAGTTTTTGGTCTATCCTTAAAAGTATGAACCTCTACTTCAGTGTCTATATTTTTTGGGGTATGTGATATTGCCCCAAATATTGCTCCACACACAGCATCAGCCAAGTCCTTTGACTTTTTGCGGGGGTGGTCAACTCTATCATTTTTCATAATCTTTAACTGTGTTAGTTCATCAAACAATAAATCAATTGCAGGCATAGCAAGTCTTTCTTCGTATACAAGCATAGCCATATCCTCGTAGTGCTTCTTGGCAACAGAAACAGTATCAGTTTTCATTCCTACTTGCTTTAACTCATTTTGAATATCAAATGATTGCCAACGGTCAAATGAAACCATGCCAATATCAAACCCTATTCTTCTTAGGTTCTGAATCCACTGCTTAACTTCTGACAGGTTGACTGGCCCTTCTACCTTTGGCTCCCACCATGCTACTGCATCTACTACTACAATTGGTGCAACTTGTTCGTAGTTATTAATTACCTGGATATTTACCCACTTGTCTACATGTGCAATTGCCACAGCACACTTATCGTGCTTTTGTGCAAGGTCAGCATGTACATAATACTTTTTTGTTGGATCTGGCTTAAAGTTTTCTGCAAACCTTCTAAAATTGTCTACTGGATTTATTAGTGTCATGCAGGCTCTTACTTTGTCTGCCTGCTTAAAGAATGCATCAGAAGCAAATGTTGGTACACATGCAAAGCGCATCATTGCATCTCCAAGGTCCGTCATGAATGCAATCATGAAGTCATCTATCTTGCGTGTAGGGTTTACTTCCCATGTAGGTCTTTTTAATGCGAATACTCCTGGATATTTGTATGAAATGATTTGATCTTCATCCCAGGAAATTTCAAAGTTGTTGTCTGGACTATTTTCTGGAAGAAGTGGATTGATTGTAAACTGATGAGTTCTTTCTATAACTTCTTTCTCAGCAATAACATCGTCATACTTTTCTGAAATAAAGTCTCCTGGATAACGGGGGAATGATAGAAGAACTACCTTGCCAAGATCAGGGAAGCGTGAGTCAACTGACCCACGGAAAGCCTTGTAGATGTTATCAGCAGTCTTTCCTTGTTCATTTCCTGTTCCAACCTCAGATGCAAAACCAGAAATCTCATCAAGGACTGCAAGCAAAAGGTTTAAACCCTCATGTGACTCACGCTCTGAGTGACCAGAGTAAACGGTAATAGATTTATCAAACTCAATTGAGTCAGCCTTTGCATAATACTTTCCAGCAAACCATGGGGATCTTTCAATCTTTGATTTAAAACCTTTAAAGAAAACGTTCTTTGCTTGTTGTGCGTTAATAGCAACGTTGATTAAGTCGATAGCATCTCCAGATGGCTTGCCAAAATACTTTGCTGGATCTTTTAAACATAACAGTTTGTATACGATATATGAGCATGCTACGGTTGATGTGAAGTCTTTTCCAGATCCCTTGCCAAGTTGCAGGATGATTTCATTCTTTGTATATTTGTTGTAGTACTTAGTACCCTTTTCTTCACCCATCATACTAATCAAATCTTCTTTACGATAGATCTGGCTCATTGCCTCAACAATGTCATACTGGATATCAGACAATGGTGGTTGTCCAAGGTATGCTTCACCCTCAACAAATGTTCTTGCGTCTACTGGTATTTCCTGAAAGTGATCATCCTGCAGTGCTTCAAGAAACTCATTGAACATCGTGGACAACTGTAATCACCTCATTGTCTTTTGCAAATGCAGAAAGTCTACGCATAATTTCATCACGAACCTGTGGATACTCTGAGGCAATATCTTTAAGGATAAGAACAAGAATCTCCTGACGCTTTTCAATTTCCATCATCTCTTCAGCAAGTTCTTTGTTCTCAAGTAGGCCAGCCTTCTGAAGCATGTCAATTCTCTTTGATTCAATATCCATTACAAGTTTAATTGCTGCAGTCTTTGCGCTAAGGTTGTTAGTCATAGATGCTTCATCAATAACTTCGTATGTGCGAGATACTAACTTGCTGTAGTGTGTGTCCGCTGCTGCTAGTGCTTCTTTAGCACGAGCACGGATAGCGTCATTGGCTGAGGCCATGACCTTCCATTCATTGATAAGAGTTACCACTCTTTGTCTTGGTATAGAAAGTTGCTTTGATATTACTGTTGGATCATTACCTTTTAGGTATTCTTCCACTACCAAGTTTACTTGGTCAAGATGCTTAACTAGATCGTCTTCAGTTGACATGCTTGCCTTCTAGTCTGTTTATCTCATCTTTAATATAGAAAATTGCCTTCTCTAAATCCTGTATGGTCTTTGCTTCATCCTTAAGTCCTGCTCTCCAAAGATACTTGAAAGCATTACCAATATTAAAATTACGATGACGAGTTATCTCAATACACTCAATACCAGATGGATCTGATGTGTAGTGTCGTGGATTGTTTACTTGGTCAACGGTTATGTTTAGATTATCACTCATAAGATTCCTCCTCGTCAGATTCCCAATCAAATGTTTCTGGAATTCCTTTTAGTGCAGCAAACGCAAAGGCAAAACCCACGCTACCTGCTACAGCAAGTGCGACTAATGCTTTTTCAAATTTATTCATCGTTTTGATTTCCTTAATCCAAACTTAGCAAGGTAAACATAGATCGTCTCTAGTGAGCATCCACATTCCTTTGCAATCTCTTCTGGAGTCTTCTTATCCATAAGATATCTCTTACGCATAAAGACTTCTGATGTATATAGTTTAGCAGCCATAATGTTATTTGTCAACTCCAATTGCTTTCCCCCAATTTTTTAGTGCCCAGTGCCCAATCCCGCATGCATCTGCAACATCGTTATCAGTAATTGATCTATCATAAATAGTGTTAATAAACTTAATGGTTCTCTCCTTACGAATATTTCTTTCGTAAGACTTGTACCAAGAAACAGACTTTCCTGGATTTTGAGATCGAATGAACAGTTGCTCATCCTTTGATATTTTTTTATTACCGATGTAGTTTTGCCAGGTAATAGGAGAAACTTTTCCTATAACCTTAGTTCCAGTTTGTCCTGCTGATCCAAGGATTGCACCCTGTACCAATGCGAGATCTGCAGCAGTCTTAGGGCTATTCATAAAAACAGTGTGCTCAATAATTATTGCTTCAAACCCATCATATATATCAAAGAATGCTTTTACCTTTTTACCTGCATCCATAACCTTTTCATATATATCGTTTCCTTCAAAGTTAATCTTTCCCACAGACTCAAGATCATCTCCAGAAAATAATGCAAAGGCAAGACTGTTTGTACTAGCGTCAATGGCGCAGATCTTGTGTGGCTTTATTTCTAGCCCCCACTTATTTTTTACCATCTGTCTTATCCTTAATCTTTTTAATTGCTTTGCTCACAGCGTCTGGATTTATAGAACAAGATGAGCAAACTGGGAAATCATTGTAGATTGAAAGTGGCATAGAGCAAGACTTGCAAAGTCTTGTCTTTCCTTTTCTTTTTGCTCTTTTTGATTGCATATACCTTGCAGCAATTTTTTCTTTTGTTGCAAGTTCTCTACATTCAACAGAGCAGTATATTTGATACGATACTGATTGAGTAAATTGTTTATCGCAAAAGTTACAGTGTCTCACTTAGAATCTCCAGGGGTGCTATCTTTAACACGCCTGGACCTGCAGACTCACATGCTTTTTTAATTGGGCATGACTTGCATATCTTGGAATTTGATCTATAGTTTTTGTTTGGCAGGGTTCTGTCTTCCCATGTCTTGCGAACTAGTCTCATCCAATCAAATGCCTGGTCTACCCACCGACGGTAATGATCGTTTACATCTACAGGTATTAAAAGAAGTTCATGATTATTTTTATTTTCATAAATCATAACACCTGTTGGTTTCTTTAAGATTTTCATATAGATAAGTAATTGCATCAAGTGACCAGTCTTGGCCTTGCCTGATGCCTTTCTATATTCAAACCCTTCGTTCATCATTGTTTTAATTTCACCAATGAGTTCTTCTCCCTGCCAATTAAACATGACATCCCCATACCCAAAGATAGGAGGATCTTCATTTATAATCTTAAACTCTGTTGTTGCTTCATTATTTTCATCACGGAAAACCTTAACAATACCAGCATTTAGCATTGCGTTTTGAATTCTTGCATGTGATAGAGTGCCAGCAGTCATATTTGCTGATGCGTATGCGTCTGCATTATCTTCAAAAATCTGACCATCAAATGCAAGGTACCAGTATCTTGCACACTCTCCATGGCCATAAGCAATGGTTGATGGTGCAAAAGTTTTCTTTGTTGTGTGCTTGTCTACACGAGTAATCGTATAGCCTTCTTTAATCTTTGCCTCAAGTCCCGCTATATCCATGCGGTGAATCGGCTTTTCTTCTGGCTTTATCATTACAGTGTGCAGTAAATTCTTCGTCATCGTTTCTCGTTTCTATTAGTATAAGTATAGCAGATTAGCGTGTAATATATTTGAGTGCAGACACTAAATTATTAAGCGACTCTGCTGCCGTATAATAAAGATTCTTCTTTCCACGATCCGACTTGTCAACATTAGCCATCCAGGTAGCCTTAAAAGCCATCTTTGCAGCAATTGCCTGAAGCCTTACAATCTCTACGTGAGCAACATTGATTGGGATGTCTGGCTTTATAATTAATTTAGCAATCATTGTTAGTGCTACCGTAAGTTCTTCGTCTTGCATATAGTCTGCTATCTCTGAAAGACCATTGACCATATCTATTGTTGTTCCTTGCTGTTCCATTATTCCTCCACCATGTCTTCTAGAATACTCATCTCAATTATAGCAAGTCTGACCTTAGAGTTACCCTCGCCTATTACGACTACTATGGCTGGGTCCTTGCCATTCTTCATAGCATCTGTAGTAGCCTTAGCCCAAACCTCTTTATTTAAAGTAAAGGATTTGCCAACCTCTTTAAAGTCTACGACAAAGTTTTTCCATGAAGCATCTCCCTTTTGGGTATTACGACCAGAGTTCTTGTGCTGCTTAGCACCAATCCTTTTAGACTCACTCTTCTCCGTCATCAAAATCTTTCTTCTTTCTTCTGCCCAGATATACAGTGGTTAGATGCTTATCTTTGCACATCCAAGTTAATGTTTTTGTTTCAGCATAGCATCTCAATGTTGGAACTATTGCTTTGCATGTGTGGCAAACCCACTGACCCTGATAAACAGTATAACTAGCCATTTAGTTTAGCCTTGATTGATTCTTGCAAATCAAGATCCTCCCTTACACGATTAACAAATGCTTCTTTGCCTTGCACCTTTGTTCCGTCAGGAAGGATATACCAGGCACCTGTTCGTTCTACAATGCCGTTTAGTTCTGCGGTAGTAACCAGATCACCAATGGTATCAAGACCAATATTGTCACCTCTAAAATAAAAATCATACTCACCAGACTGGAACCCTGGAGAGGTTTTGGAGAACTGGAGTTCCCACTTAATAGTTCTGCCAATTTTTTCTTCAATTAATTTATCTCCTACCTTGATCTTACCCTTAATCGCTTGATTGTCTGACTCTGAAGAAAAGAGTTTAACAATACATGAGGAATAAAACTTAGTAGCCTGACCACCAGAAGGCTGCTGGCTAGTATACATAGCATTAATATTATTACGAGACTGAGAAATAAGAACAAGCAAAGTTGGCTTAACTTTATTGTTTGCATAGTTAAGCATTTTCCATGCGTTACTAAAGTCACGGGATTCTGCTCCAATCTGTTTTGTATTTTCTAACGCTTTCATTTCATCTGTATCTTTTTCAAAATAGATTGCAGGAAGCATTGATGTAATAGAGTCTACCACGATTAGGTCTACACCAGCATTCATAAGTCCAACACCAACGTCTACCATGTCACTGATAGTTCTTGCTTGTGAGTAGATTAGTTTTTCTGGATCTACCCCAAGAGTTCTGGCCCAGTCTTCAGAGTATGACATCTCTGAGTCAATCCAGGCACACAACTTTCCTTCTGCCTGTGCTAAAGCAATCATCTGAAGGCACATAGAAGACTTTGCCGAAGACTTTGAACCCCAGATAAGTACCTGTCTACCATAAGGAAGTCCACCACCTAGTGCACGATTTAATCCATAACTAGGGGTTGGCTGGTACTCATAGTTAACACCTACTCCACTGCCTAATCTTTTTCTCAACTTAGGATCAAGTTGTGCTAATGCTTCTTCTATACTAACTGACATGTACATCCTCCAATGTTACTGTTCCGTCTTTAGTCTTTCCAAAATCAAACTTGTATGACTTTCCTTCTTCAATATGCATATACGCCTTTGCAAAAGATGTAGGAAAAACTGTAATAGAATGCAAGTCTCTGCTCGTATCTGCAAGTGTAAGAGATGCCATCTTCTTTCCAGCCTTTGTGATCCTTGGCTTAAACGATACAACAAACATTTCATCATCCTTGTATGGCAACTGCTTGTAACTTAAGAACTTTACAAGAGCATGTGATGATTCTTTTATCTCATCTGAAGGTATGAAAGAAACAATCCTGTTATCATTACACAAGACAAGATAAGAACGACCCGTCTCAATAGTTGTATTTTCGTCGTCAAATATACCGACACTGCCAGTTTTGTCCAAAATTTCAACTCGTGACCATCCTGTTCCTCGTTTAATTGATTTTACCATACCCATAAATATGTATGATCCCTTTTCTTCAAAGTCAACAATATCTTGAATGAAGGCATAGTAGTGAGAAGGTATAGTGATATTAAACTCTGGAAGGTTTAAGTATTCATATAAGTTCTCTTTAATATCCTGATCATTTCTAGGATTATCATTGAATGTTGCAGCACCAATTACTCTTAGTGCTTGTAGTGCACGACTGTTTACTCCGTTACCCTTGGTGAATGTAAACTCTTCAAGTTCTTTGTAAGAACTAAATGGTCGTGCTGCAATATATCTTTCTGCAATCTTGTCAGATATGAACTTGATAGCAGTGAGCCCAAACCGAATACCCTTACCCTCAATTTTAAAATCGATATCCGAATCGTTAATGTGAGGTAACTTAACGCTAATACCCATTCTCTTTGCTTCAATAAGATATTCAGTTCTTGCATCCTTGTCCTTTTCATTCTTTAGCACTGAGTACATAAACTCAAGTGGATAATAATACTTTAACCATGCTGTCCAATATGATAGCGTTGAGTATGCTACTGCGTGTGACTTGTTAAATGAGTACCCTGCGTGAGCCTCAAAGTCATGCCATAGATCTAAAGCAGCATGAGGAGTAATGAATTTAGATGCTCCCTCTACGAATTTTTCTTTAAACTGATCAAATTCTTTAGCATCCTTTTTCTTTCCAATGATCTTTCTAACTTTATCTGCTTCCGACATGGACATACCGCCAAGGTGTACGCATGCTTGCATAACTTGTTCCTGGTAAAGAATACAGCCATATGTGTCCTCCGTAAATTGTTTTAGTACTTGGTGAGTATAGGAAATGTTTTGACGACCATGCTTGCGATCAACATAGTCCTTACCAATAGTATTCATTGCACCTGGACGGACAAGTGCGTTTGATGCTGCAAGTTCATTTAGATTCTTGACACCCATCTTGACAAGAAGGTTTGTGTATGGTGCTGCTTCACACTGGAACACTCCCTTTGTATATCCATCTGATAACATCTGATATACATTGGCATCGTCCATCTTAATCTTAAGAAGATCAATCTTTTTGCCATCTCGTTCTTTAATAATGTCAATTGTATTCTTAAGAACAGATAAAGTCTTAAGACCAAGTGCATCAATCTTAATTAAACCAATTCTTTCAGCCTCTTCCATGTCAACACCAACTACTGGAATTCTTTCGTCAGACCCAGTAGATGATCTTGTTTCAAGTGGGGCATACCTAAAGATTGGTTCTTTTGCAGTAACAACACCAGCAGCGTGAATACCTGTGCCACGAATTCGACCACGAAGTTGTTCTCCGTAAACCTCTACCTCTGGATACTTCTCACGAAACTCGTATGTTGATTTTGATGTACAGAAATCATCCCATGAGTCTACAGTTTTCAAAACCTTGTTTACATCTGACAAAGGAATATTTAGAACTCTTGAGACATCTCTAACAATTCCCTTTCCAGTAAACTGAAGGAAGGTAGCAATGGATGCAACGTGTCGATACTGTCTAACAAGATAGTCTTTTACTTCTTCACGACGAGTATCTTGAATATCTGTATCAATATCTGGGAAGTCATTACGCTCTGGATTAATAAAACGGAAGAACAAAAGGTTGTGTTCAATAGGATCAATGTCTGTAATTTTTAGTGCGTAGCAAACAAGAGAGCCAGCAGATGAACCACGACCTGGCCCAACCATAATTCCTTCCTTTTTTGCCCAGTTGATCATGTTACTCACAACAAGGAAGTATGGAGCAAACTTCTTATCTTTAATAATTTGTAATTCTTCTTCAAGTCTATCGAGATACTCTTGGTTTTCTGACAAACCTCTCTCTGCCAAACCTTCTAATGCTACCTTTGCAAGTTCTTTGTCAGGACTCTTATACTGTACTGGTAGTAGGTTTAATCCTTCTTGAATGCCATAGTCTTCTACTTTATCTGCTAATAGAAGTGTATTTGAATATATGTCTGGTCTATCAATACCCTGCGATTCCATCGCTGCTTTAATCTCTTCGTATGAGAGTAGGTGGATATCAAATTTATTAAATGTGATCTGACGGTCTTCGCCATAAAGATAGTCAAGGCGTTCCATCATGTTGCCTTTTTTCTTTGACTTCTCGTATGTTGCATCTTTTACAAACTTACCGTGGGTGTTCATAAGCAACTTAAATTCTTGAACTTCTTTTTGTGACGAGTCTACATGGTGGCAGTCTGGTGTTACAACAACCTTAATTCCAAACTCATCTGCAAGTTCAATTAAATATTTATTAATATGTGCTTCGTTGTGAGGCATGACTTCAATATAGTAGTCATCTTCAAAGCGTTCCTTAAACCAAGATATATATTTCTTAGCAAGAGCAAACTCTTCTTCTTCAAGTGCTTTAACTAAAACGCTACTTGGGCAAGCAGAAGTTACGATAATTCCTTCTTTATACTTTTCTAAAATAGTAAAGTCAAAGCGTGGCTTCTTAAAGAAACCATCTGTCCAAGATAGTTCACTAATCTTGTTTAAGTTTTCCAAACCAATTTGATTCTTGGCTAGAAGGATAATGTGGTTGTAGACAAGATCTTGCTGACCTTCTCTTTCAGACTTATCTCGTGTATCAGATATGTCTGCACACATGTATCCCTCTAGTCCAAGAATTGGCTTTATGCCCTTTGCTTTTGCAATACGGTGCAGTTCCCTATGCCCAGATAAAGTACCGTGGTCAGTGATGGCTATTGCAGGCATCCCTAACTCAACTGCACGGTCAACGTATTCTTCTGGAGTAGCAATCCCATCAAACAAACTAAAATGGGTGTGGACATGTAAGCCTACGTAGTTCATATTACCAATCAGCGTTTGTTGCTGAGGTAGTAGATGGGCCATCAAAGCCCAAGTAGAACGCTTCTTGTTCTGCGTATGGAATCTTCTTTAGTGCTGACTCCAAAGGATAAGGTTCGATATCTTTCCAATCGAATGGTTCCTTATCTGGTGCTGATGGAATAAGTGTGTAATTGGTTTCAGTTCCCTGACCATTACGCTTTAACTTCCAGATTACGTTTGAGATGCTTCCTGTTTCAAGTGCATACTCACGAATTGTATTAAATGATGACTGCTTGCTGATACCCATTGACCAGATTGCAACATACGGTGCTTCAATTCCATCGTCAACAAGAACGTTGCAATAGAAGCGAAGACGGCCACGCCATCCTGCCTTTGGATCCTTGCGGTGCATTTCTTCTGCCCAGTCACGGCCTTCTGATTCCATTGTGTCTACAGCCTTACGCTTGTAGTCCTTTGGATTTACGTGCTCCTTAACAACAAGTGCTAGTCCACGCTTTTCATTATAGTTTGCAGAATCCTCATCGAGTTCTTCAATGAATCGGATCTTTACTGATTGCCCATCGGCAAGTTTTAGCCACTTAACCTTTGGTCCTTCGTTTTCGTACTTTGGTCTGTCGAGCAGGGCGTTGATGTTCTTGATTCCCTTTACAATGCTCATATTTTTCTCCTTTGTGTGTTTGTATTAGTTTAGCATAGACTCTATGGTTTTGTCAAACGAAGAACTTAAGTCTTTAATTTCTTCATCTGGCATATCGCCTATGTCTTTATATTTTGTATTTAGTTGTACAACAGATACACGAGATCCAAGTTTTTCAATTATCCTGTCTTTCATGTTTCCTCCTGCCTCATCATTATCTGCAATAACAAGAATGTTATTGAAATACTTTTGAAGCAATTCTATTTGTTTTCCTGAAACGTTTGCACCTAGTGTTGCGACTGCAGGAATTCCTAATTGGTCAAGCCTGATCACATCAAATGAAGACTCTACAACATATACTATATCAGATTTCTTGACACGATGCAAGTTAAAAAGAGTTTTGCTTTTAGGAAGCCCTGGAGTATTCTTAAAGTCTTTGCCCTCAATAGACCTTCCAACAAATCCAATAGGAACTCCGTCTGGACTGTGCACTGGTACAGTAACCATATCCTGCTTTTCAGAATATCCTAAAACAAACTTCTCGCAAGAGTGCTTAGTTAGTTTTCGATATTGAAAATAACTCTTGGCCCTGTCAGATGAAATAAGATTATTGTGAAGTCTTTTGATAATCAATTCATCAAATGGCTTGTACTGTTCTTCTTTTACTAAGGCACGGTCAATCTCGACTGCAAGATTACTTTCTTTTTCTTTGCTCTTTATGAATCTTGCTGCTTCAAAATATGTCCTGTTAGATGTGTGCATTACTAACTCTATTAGATCTGCAGACTTCTGACATGAAAAACAAAAGAACATTCCGTTGGTCTTGTGCACTTCTCCTGCTGGAGTTCTATGATTGTTGTGAAATGGACAAAAGATTATAAAGTCAGCATCTAGTTCTGACTCGATTGTTGTGCCTGATCCAGTGATGACTCGCTTGACTTGCTCGGCTGTATAAGGACTGGATTGGTCCCGTCTACCCCTGCTATGCATTCGCTCTTCCTTTTCCCTGCGTAAACTCCGTGTACAGATAATTCAAATTCAAAAAAGTCTTTACTATCATTATACAGTAAGGTGAAGTCTGGGTCAAGGTCAATTCTTGGAACATACCCACTCAACCTCATTTCTGAAACTAATAGTCTTACGTACTCTATCTTTAATCTTCCAAGCAAGGCCTCATCTTGGATTATCCCACTTATGTAAAACTTTTTAAGTGGCTTGTGGTGATAGAAATCTGGAGGTATGTTCTCCTTGGTTTTTGACATACCATATTATACCTACTTATCTTCAAAGTCTTTATACCTGTAGTATCCCTTGTCAAAGTCGCACTGGACTAAGAAGTCTCCCATAAAACCATTACGATTCTTCCTAAAGGCACACTCAATGATGTCACTATTAGTCCCACGGCCTAGGGCAAGGACCCAGTCAGCATCGTAGGCAATCTGTCTAGACCATGCCGTTTGGCCCAGGGTAGGGACGGTAGATAGGTCATTAACGTCATCTGGTGTAGCAGATGAGATAGCAATAATAGGAACCTCTTCACCAATAGCCATTAGTTTAAGTTCTCGTGAAAGGTTCTTCATTCGTACCGTTTCATTATCTGACTTCTGATTAGGAGCCATCAACTGAAGGTAGTCAACGATTACAAAGTCTGGCTTGTACTGGTCAATCTTTCCACGAAGAACAGAAGGGTTAATTTCTCCACCCTGATCGTTTGAGATAATGTGAAACTCTGGCTTGCCTTGAAGATTCTTTGCATGCCATTCCTTTAGCATATCAATCTCAATCTCGCCATTACTAATCTTTCTGTGAGACCAACGACCTTCTCCCATAATGGTAAAGACACGGTTTCTGACTTCTGTCTCAGACATCTCAAGAGAGATTACAAGGGGTGTCTTACCCTGTTTCCAGGCCTGTACAGCGAAGTACAGGGCTAACCAGGACTTTCCTATACCTGGGTATGCCAAGAAGACTCCTAACTGCCCTGGCATAATTCCAGATGGCAGATAGTTATCAAATCCTGGCAAGCCAGTCTTGATGCCAATATGACCTAGGGCTTGTTGCTTCTTTACATTTTCAAAGTAAGCAATCGCAGACTCTAGATCTGTTACATCAATATCACGAATAGCAGCAGTATTCTTTTTTAGTTCTGAGGTTTTTGTAATAAGTCCTTCTAGGGCTTTACCACCCTCGCCTTGCTGAACATCAGTTGCAGCAGACCTTAAGATATCTTTTAGACTATCCCTTAAGTATTCTCCTTGCAACTCTTCAAGGTGATGCTTGGTAGCACCAACACCTGGAACTGGATCAAAGTCACGAAACTTTTCTCTTACCAAATCTACTGGAGGAAGAGACGAGTTATTCTCAAAATAAAGTCTTACAAAATTCCAAATATCTCCGTGAGTTCTAAGTAATGTATCTACGTTTGCCTGTAGCAGAACATGGATCTGCTTATCCTGAAGAACAGCAGTAATTAGTTTTGACTCTGTATTATTCACTTAGCCACTCCTTTGCCATTCGTCTACGCTCTGCTCTTTCTTGACTATCTTTTAGTCTATCCTTTTTTGCCTGTAATATTTTCTCTGCATTGTATGCAAAGTAATTCCACGATGGGGTTTCTGAAACAGCAAAGTAGTACTCAAGTATATCGTAGCATCCTGGCAGTGTGTAGGATTCAATAAGAGCATCAGATGCCCACTGTTCTACATTCAGGTTTAGAGATGGCTTTGATTCGTACCTTGCGGTATGATACTTGCTGTATCTTGAAAGCAAAGCCATACGGTCTTTGCGTTCAGCCATTACTTTTCTTCAGCCTCGGATTGTGCTTCTAAAATCTTGGCAGTTAGTTTGTCTTCAACAAACTTGTACACACGCTCAAAAGCCTGATCTGTATTCTCTCCATCACGCTTTGAGTCTACAACACCAAGGTCAAGTCTTAGTGATTGAAAATTTCCTAGATTAAGTGTGTATCCCAGTGTAACGGATACTTTTGTTGGTTCATTTGTTACTACATATCCTGAATCGTTTTGCATTTTATACCCTTCGTTAAATAGATTCGCCCCAAATGGGAACAAACCGTCCATCTTCTGTTCTCGTATATGTAAGTATACCATCGCCCATCCTGCGTGTCAACTCTTGCTTGCTGGGCGTAATATCATTAGTTATTAATTTATCTTTTCTTGGTCTACCAATATGGTATGAAGCAAGTATATCACGTATCTCTCTGACTTGCGATTCTGAGTAATACGATCTTACTTGAAATCCTCTTGCTCCACCCTTTTGAGATCCCGTTGGAAAAGGAATGACTCTTCGTTTCATTAGTGATGGCATATATTTTTTATGACGATTAACTAAATCAGCAGTCTGCCCTACAGTGTATGCCCGTTCTCTTTTATTTTTAAAATCACTAATTAAACAACTTTCAATCTGATCTTTTGTGATATTGTAAACAGACATAATCCCATTAGACTTGTTGAGGTGATGGACTCTTACTAAGTCTCCATTTAAGAACCAGACTTTTTTATTCCCTTGAATTACAGGGAGGACATTGTAGCCTTCGCTCTCAATTGTTCCCTTTTTAATAGCCATCGGCCCTCCTGAGAATTGCTTGGTGGATGAAAGAATGCTCGTGCTCCACAAGACATACAGTACATTTCTAAATTGTTTATTTCGGTATACTGTCTGTCTATAAACATTCTACCTTTACATTTTTTACAAAAAATCATCAGTTGGGTATACCTATTGCAATAAGGTTAACGCCAACACTTGAAACTCCACCAACATTAAACTTGACTGATCCTTCTATGCTTGAGGTAGTTACGCTAGAAAGGGTGACAACAACATCATTTCCTGCAGTAGAGGCAATTGCATTGTTCACTGGGGTTGCTGTTACGATTGGAGTAAACTTAAATTCAGTTGGAAAAGAATAGGAAAATGGAAGTGCTGACCCAGCAGTCTGGGTTTCACCATTTGTAACTCTAACATAACCACCGATAACTCTTGCCTCTGAAGTCTTGACACTCTGCTTGCCTGCATTGGGAGTGTCTACTGTTACATACTTATTTATAGATGTAGAAGCCTGAGTTGACAAATCATTAACAGCCTTAACAATCTGATAAATGTAGGTTACATCTAAGGGCTGTCCTCGTTCTGGTACAGGTAAAATTGCCATAATATAATTATACCAGACTCTCAGTTCCAGAATCGTAAATCTGTAGCCCTACATTTATCTTTGGGTTAATTGAAGATACCTGAACAATAGCACGAACGGAGGTTGTTCCAGTTTTTAAAAATGAATAACTTGTAGATCCAGTTGTTGCTTTATATGTTGGTTCAGCAGAGTCAAACCCAACAAAAACATCATATAGCAATTGTGTAGAAGTGTTGCCAGGATCCCAACTGAGAATCAGAGTGTTTCCTAGTTGTCTTAGGTCTCCAGTTCCATCCTCAACCTGCTCTGATTGAGTAAAAACTATTGGAGAATAGGCAGACTTTCTGTTCTTATCTTCTGCAACTATTCTAAATCTTAAAACAGTTTTATTATTTTCTGTCACTTTTCCTAGTGATTGCTTTTTAATAATAATATTTTTAATTCCAGGGTCTGGTGTAATTGCCATTGTTAAACATCCAATGCAAATCTAAACTCAATATAGTTTGTTGTGTTTGCTGATTTAATAATTGGTCTAGACTGTACATTTTTAATTACAGAGTACCCAGTCATTCCATAGAGAGAGTTTGTTGCTGTATTATTTTCAACCCTCAGAGCATCCAGACAAACATAATAGGAATCAGATGGAAGATTGTTTTTAGTAATAGTGGCATAAATCTTTGCTGTTTTAACTTCTGACCAACTAAATCTCAAACTCTTGTCTAACTCTTGAAAAGTTTTGTTTACTACGACGTATCTATTGTTTTCAAAATCATGAGAGTTTACAGACGTCCCATTGTCGTATCCTGTATCATCAATGTCTACTTGAAACTTTGCATACTGTATGCTTGAGTTTGCTCCAGGGTGAGAAAACTCTAAAAGTATTTTAACGTTGTCTGGAACAGTTAGAGAGTTTGCAGTCTTGTTAGCAATAGAAAATGCAAGACGAAGTTCATCTAATGGGCTATTCTTTGTAAAATCTATAGATGTAGGATCTAATATAATGTAGTCTGAACCAGTTAGAGGAACCATGCTTCCTTGTGGGTTATAGCCAAGGCTCGATGTGTCGCCTCTCATTGCAATAATGTTATTTAAAAATCTACATCTTTCATTTCTGGCAACTCTGTCTTCGTCTGTAAAAATTCTATTGTCTGCATTTGTTGCAAAAACTTTTGGTGTCTGAATAATATTTCCAGTATTTGTTTCTCCATCTAGCGGAGCATTTTGTACAAAAATATTAGTAGGAGATTCTCCATCAATACTGTATCGCCAGTTGTCGGTGTCTGAAAAAGAATAAACAACTCTGCTATCGAATGCTCCTGCTACTGGGTTTGATGCTGCAGAAAATATACCTACCTCTGTAATTTCATATCTTTCTTGAGTTGGAAGTTCTGCAGTTAGAACAACCTTTGATATTCCGTCCTCATCAACAAAGCCTCTAGAAACAATAGGCATGCGGATCATTTCAAACTCTAGGGATTCTCTATTTTTCATTGCCAGTAACTCGGCAGGACTAAATGTGTAGTCAGATGCCACTGGATTTGTTCCACACCCTATAGCGATGTGAGATGCATAAGATGTTGTCTGTCCAACAAGGTACTTTGCTAAGATATTTTTGCCTACATTAGTTATCATTGATTGCTCCCTTAGTACATTGTATCATCAAAAGTACCTCCAGCAGTTAAGATTTCAACCTCTACCTGCTCATTTTCTTTTATGTTTATTAGATTAATTACAAGGTCTCCGCTTATTGGATCGATGTATATTGCTTTGCCATTATAGACCTTTACTCTTTTTGTTAAGTCTGGGTTGGTTCCAACCAAGTCATATCCATTGCCATACTTTGGAAGGTAATTAGCAAGCGTTATAGCCAAGGAATTAAAGAATGAGTCTGCAGACTGAAGCCTTAATACGTTATTTGGATTATACTGCAGATAAAGATCTGTTAAGTTTTTAATTGGTGCATAGATTACTGTCTGACCATTTACCAAATCGTGTCTAGATATCGTTGCAAGTTCAAACCCACCTATATCTTCAAAGATAAGGTCTGTCATTATTTCAATAGCAACAGCCTGCTCTCCAAATATAAGAAGATCAGGTGTTGCAATTTTTACAGAATCAGATGTGCTTGTCTTGGCTGGGGATGGAATCCCTGCTGTTGCTGGCATGCTTGTATCTGCCATTAGATCACCTCACTTAAGAACAATTGCATTTCTGGGCCGTTGGAAGTTCTTGAAAAGTCAATGTTGTATACAACAAATCGGTTAGATGAATTTGCTGCAATGTCTATTCCATTTTCTTTATAGTCTAAAGTTACTATATCTCCAAGTTGAATAGTTGGGATAGAGAATATCTTAACTCCTAAAGACTTTCTTGGTTTTGATATTTTTGTAACAATCCACTTCATCAACTCTGATGCTTCATCTTGTGACTGAATATAGGCTGCGTCTAAAGAAAAATCTTTTTTGCCGTGTTGCATTCTGCTAAACTTGATATCTTCATAGTCTAGTTTAAACTTGAACGGATTTGAAATTAACTTATCTGCAACAAACTTTGGATCTGACATAAGACTATTCTTTGTAAAATATTGATCAACTGTCAAAGTATTGTTTGACTGCTGAGTAAAAGTAATTCCCTGAATTCTTAAATAGTTTCCACTAGTCTCATCTAGGTTGAGGGCAGTGTCTGTTGCATTAAACACCAAGAACTCTGCTCCGTAGGATCCTGCCCTGAAGCCAGAGATAACAAAACCTTTTATATTATTAAAGGTAGGAGAAATTTTTGCAGTAAGGGCTGGGAAGGCCTTGTCATATCTAAAACTAAATTCTGCTACTTCTCGCATTATGCTTCCAAATTCTTCAAAATAAATATTGTATTTTGGTGGCTCTGAAGATCCAATTCCAGTAAGGTAGGTATTTTGGATAAGACCACTTAAGGCATACTTTCTAAAAGAATTGCTTGCATCAATATCAGAGTCTGCAAAAACAGAGTTAGCGATTGTGCCCAAAGAGAATGATGTATTTTGAGAGTAGTTGTTGGACAAGGCATAGACATTCTCAAACATTGCTCTTGAGGAACCTCTAGTAAATAGGGCAATATCAGAGTACTCTGGTAGCGGATCTGGATCATCCACTGTCTTTACCATGGTTCCGTTTATGTATAGGTAGAATCTTCTTATCTTTCCTATGTTCTCATACTCAACTGCTAAATCATATACCGTCGGATTTTCTTCAGCAAACAGTCTTGACTGTCCAGTGAACCTACCATCATCTACAATAATTTTAGCCAGACCCTTGTATAGGGGGACTGGAATTGCTTTACCAGCATCAGATTTAACCTTATAGAATAAAACATTTTGAACATTTTGCTTTTCTCTTTCTGACAACTTGTTCAAACCAAGTGCTGCAATTTCAAAGTAATACCCTACATTTGTGGTTGGATTTAGCATTACTGCTATTCCAGCAGAACCTCCAGAGATTGTAACATTCTTGTCTGGTGTAGATCCATTTACAACATAGTATGCTGCTGCGCCATTGGCAGTTTGACCTCTGTCTTGATTGTTTTCTATTTTACCAATTAGTCTAACTCTTGTACCAAAGTGCTTGTATTTTTTATCTGTTAGAGGCTTGTGAACATAAGATATAAAATCTCTTGGCTTATCTTTTGTTGTAAAATTTGGACCAGTCAAAGAGAATGCTGATGACTGCACAGAGCCAGGAACTTGTTGAGTCTTTGTGGTTATTTCTCCTGTTAAAGAAGTTGATAAGAAATTTTTGATAAGTCCTGTTCTTGTTGAAGTTCTTGCTAGGGCATCTGATGAAATGCCAGTGATTAATGTCTTTCCTGCTGATGCAACAGTGGTTACTGGAGAATCAGTTTTTGTTTCAAACAAATATTCTGAGGCCATAGAGCACCCCTTTACGTTGTCATCAGATTTCCAGTAATCAGATATTCCAGCAGAATGTTCTACAACTGTTGTTCCAAACTGACCACGACCATGCTTTGCTACTGGGCCATTCTTAAGTTTGATAACTCCCTCTTGCTCAAAGTAATTAGGCACAGAGTAAATTCTTACAAGACCAGTAGGATAGATCTTTCCATTAAATGGCAACTTAGAGAAATAATTCTGGTACTCTTCAACGGACGAGATCCAAACATTGCCAAACCCAGTAACATTATATTGAACTGCGTCATATTTAATTACCTCTCCACTAGAGTAGAAGTATCCGTTGTATCTTGTTATCCAGTATACTGCTTCTCCTAGGCTGAAGGTATTATTTATTACGATACCGTTTTTTACTTCTGGAACCTTGTCTGACAGGTTTGAGTTTAAAGGTATCGCAGCAAGGACGTATGAAGACTGTGTTCCAACTTCATTGTTGATTGACTTTGTATTTTCAGTACCAGATACTTCCCAAAGCAGGGCTGGCTTATAAGCATACATTCTTTCATCTTCTAAAAGACTTGCTTGTCTTAGAGTTCCGATAGATCTCTGAATATGTCTTACAGTATAGTTTATCGATCCTCCGTTGTAAATAGCGTTTGATTCATTTGAGACTGAAATGATGTTTGACAGTTTAGATTCATCTGTTGTCTTGTTCTTAATTTCGTTGTCTTCATATAGATCGTTCGTTCCTTTAAGTGCAAAAGTTGTTGGTCTCTGCTCCCTGGTTGGCATTATGTAGTCTTTGCTCATCATAACAAAGTTATTATATTCGTCAAAGAACATTGCTGTTTGTGTTGATACTGCTAAATCTTGTAGTACTTGAGCAACGCTTTTGTCTGGAGCAACAAAAAAGAATGGCATGATCATTTCCTTTTCATTTAAAACTCTTCTAAAAGTGTAGTTAGAAAACCCAATACTGTCTAGTAGTAGAGATACGGCAGAACTAACTGACACTTCTGTCATTAGGATTTCTGGTGCTGTAATTGATTCTAAATACCAATACATATCTCTTAGTGTTATTGAGATTTTTTTATTTTCTAGATCTGTTTTTGGAAACGAATCTGAGTACAACGTCTTCATTGGAACCCAGTAGTCCCAACCTTTAACGTTTATGATAATTTCATAAAACTTAAACTGTACGTGGCTATCTACATATTTTGCTATGATGCTTGCTGGATTGTTATCATTGAATGCTTGATCATGATCAAATATACTTACGCTTCCATTTGATGCAACTAGTTGACCAACTGGCAAACCGCTTAGTCCTAGGTCAGATGCACTCTTGTTAATTGAATAATTTATAACCTTATCAGAAAGATTCATTACAAGTCTTGGAGACATTTCAATAAGATCGAATGTCGAATCTTTTGAAGTCATTGTGTCTACAACAATTCTAATTCCAGAAATATACTCAAACTCTCTATACTGAACTTTATTGTTTAAAGGTGTTATAAAATTATCTGGAGATGTAGCATCTGTAACAAAGTTAGTTAGTCTGTCAACAGTCTCATCCTGTACATACCATCCATATTTTGGAGTTATGATTTCATAGTCTGTTTCGTTCCAGATATAGTACTTGCCTATGTCATTTTCATTTTCTTTAATAAGATATGCATAACCAGTTACAGACTGCTCAGGAAGGAGTGTCTCGCTTGAGTATACCTCTGCAAAAACAAATCTAGTTATCCATTCATCTGGGACAATGAACCCATAAGCAATCTCGACATAGCCATCGCTTTTAATAATTGCAGAACCATCTTTTCTTCTTTTTGATGGATCAAAAGAAATAACATCTTGCCAGTTATTATCTTTTAAGAATTGAATCTTCCATCTGCTTGGAACTTTTTGATTTACCTCTCCATAAAATGGATCAGTAAATGATCCTGTTGAAGATGAGAATGGTCCTAGGTCTTCAGTACCAGTATGAGTTTGCATCTTTACTACAATTCTGTTTGTTGGTATCTGATCTTTATACACCACGAAAGGACAAGCATCTTCTATTGCATTGCTAACACCACTTACCTTTGAAGAAATTCCATACTCAGAATTTTCTGCCACACCCTTTTTCTCTGTATTGTCTTTGTCAATAAATTTTTCACTAAACCCATAAGAAATAGAAGAATCATTGTATGTGTATTTGTATCTAGTTTCGGATCTGTAGGATGTCCAGTATTTAAACTTATCCTTTTTGTCTGGCATATAGTATCTAGGCCTATCTGCCATAAACATATTAGGATAGTGAAGTTTTCCATTTTCAAAATAAACTGCCTTGTTTATTCCAGACCTTGGTCTAAATCTTTCAAAGCAACTTTCTAAAGAATACAGGGTTTGTGTTTTTTCTTTTTTAGTTAAAAATGTAGTTGGAGTATTATCATTTTCAAATGTTCCATCAATCAAAACATCTGCATCAGTTGCTCCTGTATAAAAATTTCCAGCATCATTGATATCAAAACTTGTTGGCAAAGAAGAATATATGGATGTTGGTTGAGTGGGTCTGTATCTGTAGTTTCCAATATGCTTAATATTGGTTGCCCTATTCATATTTATTTCTGCGATAACTGCTGACTTATTTCTAACAGTATCAGCAGTCTCTAAAAATGCTTTTAAGTCTTTGTCCTCAAACATTATACTTCTTCCAAGGTTACTGATACATTCCAGTAGTCAAACTTGTTTCCTCGTTTTTCAACAGAGTAAGAAAAGTCGCTAATAAACATTTCAATTAGTTGGTTATATTGCTGGAGATGGTTATAAGGATCTGCAGTTCCTTTGAATATACCCTTTCTATCGTAAGCAAGAAATACCCAAAAAGATCCCTTGTGTGCGTCATACCATTCGAGCATGTCGGCACCACCTGCTCCTCCATCTGTTGTGTATGATTTGTTTGGAGACAAACCAGTTACTGTATTAAATGTTGGAACATCATCATGAGACCTAGATGGAATTAGTGTCCAACTGGTACTTAGAGTAAGTTTGTCAGCAATATGATAAGATCTCATTCGACCATTAATCATTCTTTCACGCTTTTCAATTCTTTCATTTTTAAACTGTAGGGTCTGTCTATTATCATCAGTAATTAATAAGAACTGGTCTACTAGTGATGGATCGTCAACTCCTTCTGGATCTGCCCCGACCTCATAGCCATTAGGGACATAGAGTCCATTTTGTAGGGTGCCAGTGTTTTCTGACCACAGCATACCGCTTGGTCTTCTATACTTTTTACGACCTAGCATATAGGTGACTCTTGGGTCTATTACTTCATCAGCCATTTAGTGACACTCCTCTAACTCTTCTGCCCTCAACGTTTTTAATTGTTGACATAACTGCCTGTGCAATCTCATTAGGGTTTGCATCGGTCTTGGCATTTACTGTTAACGTATATGTATTATTATACACTGCTCCGCCAACTGGTTGTCCGCTATTCATTGACTTCAATGTATTTATACCGTGAGCATCTACAGCGTACTTGCTCATTATGAATTCTCCTGGTGTAAGCATTGCTGGCACTGTATCTGTACCCTTTGCAAATCCACCCATTGCAAAGTAGTTTGGCTTTACCATTCCGCCCTTAGACATCATTTGCATTGAAGTAGAGCCTCCACCTCCACCAGCACCAGGAGTTACTTCTGCAGCACTTCCACTAATTTGCGCTGAAGCAGCGTCATATGCCTCAGTTGCATCAGCGACTTTTGCCTTTGCTGCGGCAAGTGCTCTTTGAAGTTCTGCAAACTTTGCCCATTGTCCAGCATCGGTTGCTGCGTTAAGTGCATCTTCTGCTGCCCACATTGCCTCTTCTGCTGCTGACAATGCTTCTACTGAAGAATCAAAGGCTGCATAATCTTCTGCACTTCCATCAACCTCTGCCTGAGCATCAAGAACGCCTTGTGGTGTGCCATTGTATTCTGCCAACTTGTCAAGAATAGATTGCCACTTGTCATCTATAGCAGCAGTTGAAGCAAGCAACGCTCCAAGATCACCATTAAGGTTTTTACTTGCAAGGGCGTTGGCATCAATCTTAGCCTTGATCTTGTCCCACTCTAATTGAGTGTTGCCCAAAACTGTTATACCCTTGACAAGCAGGTCTATTTCTTCCTGTATCTTTTCATTAGCATATGTGAGATCTGCAATCTTATCTTCCAAAGGTTGGAGTTGTTCTTTTTGTATTTTAAGAATAGCATCTTCTTTTTTCTGAATCTTAAGAAGTTCTTCTTCACGCAACTCTTCGAGTCTATAAATCTCGTCTTGCTTTTTCCTAATATTTTCAAGAATTGTAATTCGTGCTGGATCGTTTTCCATTTTGTAAAGTTTTTGAGAATTTTCAAATTGTTTTTCATCAATTTCTTTTTGAGTTAAACCATCCGAAGATCTAAGATTCTTGATTTCATTTTCTCTAGACTGTTGCAAAGCATCTGCTGTTGCTGTACCAAACCTTTGTGCTGATTGTGCACGGGCCTCTTGTGCTGCTCTTGCTGCTGCTGCTATGTCTCCGCTAGTTAAAGCCCCTGCAATATCAAGTTGGCTCTTTTGCTGATTTGTAATTTCTTCATTTACTTGTGCGACCTTTTCAAGAGCCTCTGCTTGCTTGTCATATTCTTCATTAATTTTTTCTGCTTGATTTGCCATAATCGCAGAATCATTTGACATCTTAGCATTTGCCTTGTTAATTTCTTCCATTGCACGATCACCAAATTTTGGATCTATTTCTAGAGTTCGCTCAAAGTCGCTAATCTCTTCCTGTAGTCCTTCTATTGGTCTTGTGTAGTTCTTTTCAATACCCTGCTCTATATCTCTAATCTCACGATTAAGCAGTTCAATTTCTCTTCTAATTGGTTTTGCTGCTTTTTCTAGTGCCAATAACTGGTCTTCGTTAGCCTGGAATTGTGCAACCATGCCTTCTGTTCTTGGGTCAGCACCTGTTCTTAGCATCTGTTCTTGAACAGCAAACATCTCATCTACAATTTCCATTCCTGGCTTGGCGGAATCAGAGTATTTTCCAGCGTTGTAGTTTACCTTAATGTCAATCATTTTTCTAGCCTCAATAGAGTTTAGGTAGTCTGCTATTTCTTTAGAGTCAACCTTTCCATCTTTGAGGTCTTCAATTAAAGACTTTGCAAGTGCTGGGTCATTCAATACCTCGCTCATTTGATCTGCAGTAAATCCTGCTGATTTCATCGCTGTTGAAAGTTTTGGCATTTGTTGAAGAAGTTTGAAGTCTTCGTTAGCCTGAATCATTTTTTGTTTAAGAGCAAATCTTTCTGTTTCATCAGTAGCCTTTTTGAGATCTGCAAGATATTGCTTTCTTTCCTTGCTTCCCTTTTTACCAAGTGCACCTGCTGCAATTGCTGCAGCAAGGGCTGCATCCTGAACATGTTCTAATGCTTCTGTTGCAGTTGCTCCTTCGGAAATTAATATATTAAACGCTTTTTCTTGGTTGGCAACTTGCTCTACTGCTTCTCTATTAACAACATTGCCTTCTCCAACTATAGCCTCGTTATATGTCTTCATCATCTTTTTGCCAGTGTCGGTAAGGCCCTTAATGTTTGCCTTTGTTTTTGGCTTACCCTTTTCAAATTCAAAGATAGCCTTCTTGCCCGTTAGGTTTGCAAGGTCTTTAAAATCTTCAGAAGACATGCCAGCAATCATATCTCTAAATTCTTTTGGAACCTTCATTCCAATCATTCTTTGCTGAAGACCATCGAATGCCTTAAATGCACTATCCATGTCCTTCTTTATTTTTGGATTACTAAATGCAGCAAGCATAGACTCTAATGGCTTTGTTGCATCAAATGCTCCATCACGAACATTCTTAATTCTCATTGCAAGTGAATCAAGGAAGTCTAGAGGGTTTTTCTTATCTCCTCCGCCAGTGCTTGGAACTTTCCCTCCATCTTTAGATCCTACAGTAGACTTGCTTCTGTATTTTGCTTCTGTTCCTTCTTGTGCAAAGTCCGCACCTACAATTTGCATCTGTTCTAGAGTCGCAGGCTTTCCGTTTATCATTGTTAAAGCCTCAAATGTTGTTTTATATTTTTCGTTATATTCTTTTGTGCCCTTGTCTCCTGCTAAGAGTCCTGCATTTTCTGCCTGAATCCTTGCCCATGCATCTCTTTCTGCTACTGTGTTAAAGTTAGTTGCTGTTTCAAACAAAGTTTTGTAAGTTTGAATTGCTTCTTTTCTGACTGCTGGCTCAAGAGATTGGTAATACTCCCAATTATCTATTACACCTTGTAAGTTCATATCAGGATTTTCTTCTATAAACTTTATCATTCCTGTTTTTTCTATTGGGTCTGGCAGTGCTTCAATTGCTGCAAGATCTTTACCTAGTTGGGCTAAACCTTTTTCACCAAGAAGTTCGATTGCTGCTTCCATGTCTACTTCTAAACCATCAGATGCTTGCAATAGGGCTATAGCATTTCCAACTTCATCAAACTCTTTTGGATTTTTTCTTGCCATTCTAAGCATAATTGTCTTAGCAGTTTTCTTATCAACGCCAGTCAGCATAGAGGCAAGTTCTCCCATTTTTGCTCCACCGTGAAGTCTCATTCCAACAGCCAAGACAGTATCCATTTTTTGCAAATCGCCACTAAACATCTTCATCATTGTTTCAATTTGTTCTGGCTGCATCTGTCCAGACTGCATCAAGAAATTAACTTTTGCTTCAAAGGCTCTTCCTGCTTGCTTGCCTTGTGCATACTTGCTTCCTTCTGCTGCTGGATCATAATTTTTTTGGAAAGACGTATCTTCGTCTGCTCTAGCACCTAAGTTTAATACTCTTTGTGCTGAGGCTTCTTGTGCTGTTCCCTGGAATTTAGCCTTAACATCGGCCTTCTGAGCATCAAAGAATGCATCTTCTCTTCTTGCTCCATCATTAAGGAAGAAGGACCTACTTGAATCGTCTCCGCTACTAGCATTAACCTTTAATGATCCATTAGCAATTAGATCTTTTGCAATTGCATTCTGTCTTGCTAGTTGACCAAGAACTGCCGAGTTCATTCTAGTCATTCCTGCTTCTTGTTCTGCCAACATGTCTTTAATTTTTGTGTCTAGTTCTAACTGCTTTGCTTTATCTGTAGTTGTTTCTCTTTGTGCTCTTAATACTCTAAGTTGCTCATCATAATATAACGACATTGCATCAGCCTGTGCCTGTGCTGTTTCAATTGCTGAAGAACCAGCAACTGCAAGTGCTGCTGTTTTATCAGAGCCAGATGCTGCTCCGATGAGTCCAAGTGTTCCGAACATAGAAAGTTTGCTGTTGCCACCAACTTCTGATCTATCGGTTGAGTTAATTTTTTTCACTAAATCTTCAGATAGAGAAGATGCTTGCTGTGCAATTCTTGCTCTAATCTCTAGAGGATCTTTTCCTAGATCTTCTCCATTTGGACCGATAAGTTTTCTTAACTGTACATTAATTCTTGTTGCAGCAACTGAATCTTTAAGATTGATTCCCATCTGGTATGCAATTTTTTGTCCTAATTCTGGAGCAATTGTTCCATCAGATATCGCTGCTGCAAGTTGTAGGGCAAACTGTTGAGCAGCAACTTCTGTTCCATTTTTTGTTGAATTTGAAACAAATGCTGCTTGAAGAGCCTTACCTGCATCTCCTTCAAGGAACTGGGTTGCTTCCATGGTGCTGTCTCTATTTGCTTCGTTATAATTCTGTAGTTGCCCTCCAGATCTTTTCTTGTTCATTAATTCAGAAGCGCCAACCTTTCCAGTTTGCTCTCCTATCTTTTTGAGCAGGTCAGCACCAACAGTTGTAGACCTTGTAAACTTTGCAATTGCTATTGCGGTTCCTTCTAATTTTTTATTTAAAACATATGCTCCTGCTGCAAGGGCTGCCAAACCTACGACAACTCCTTGAGGTCCAGTCATTCCTACAAGCATAGGAGCAAACTGTGAAACAGTTGCTGCTGCTCCTAATCCTCCTGTAACTGCTGCTGGTGCTCCTGCCATACCAGCAACCATCGCTGCGGTACCTAATCCGCCTGAAACTTTTCCAGAAAACCTGCCAGCCCTTTCTCTACGCATTCCACGTTTCTTTTCTTTAACTTGCTTTTCTGAAAGAGTTGTTGGTTGCTTCTTTCCATTTGCATCTAGTTCTGGATCAAAGATAATTTGACCATTCTTGTCTCTGGTATATGTGGATGCTTCTTCATATGCCGCAACAGATCCCATTCTGTTCTTGCCCAATTCTTCGTTTCCTGACTGGCTTCCTGGTGGGATAATTCCATTTTCTGCTGCTTGTCTTGCAGCCTCTTGAGCGTTATATGCTTTTAGTTGTGCTAACTGCTCTCTTTTTTCTGCCTCTATTTGATCATTTACAGTTGCAATGTTTGCAGAAGATGCTGCAAGGTCTTGCTGTGCAACTCCTGTTTGATCCATTGCTGGAAGCATTTCTCCAAGGTTATTATTTGCTGCTGCTGTTAACTGACCAGTGGTTATTAAGTTTTCTGTATTTGTTGTTTGAGCGTCAAGGGCATCACCAGTTACATTTGCAAGTTCGTCAGTTTGGTCTGCAACCAAAAGTGTTGATCCTGCTGTGTCTTCTGTACCTTCAACAATTCTCTTTAAGCCATCGCCTTGCTCTTGTGTTCCATTGGAGATAATTTCATTTGACGCTTCAGTACCGTTTTCTAACTGAGTTGCCTGTATGTCTGCTTCTGCTGCTCTTATTCTTGCTTCTGCTGCTCTGATTTCTGCTTCATCTGCCAGTTTCTTAAGGTCTCTAGCATTCTCAGCAGTGTGCATATTCTTGCCACCTTCACGGGCTGCAACCTCTTCCCACTTTGCTGCTTCAGTTCTAACTTTTGCTGCTGCTGCTTCTGCTTCAGATGCTTCTTTGTCTAATCTATCTGCTTCTTGACGAGCCTTACCAATATTAATGGTGTTACCCTTAACAGTAACTCTTGATCTGCTTTCATCCTTGATCTGCTGGACAACTTGTGCTTGTGCTGTCGCTGCCTGCTCTGTGCTTACCGCTAACTCTTCTGCTGCTGCGCTAGTCTTTGAAGCATTTAGAAGTGATGCTTGAGATGCTACTGGTGTTGATGAAACTGAATCTACCGTTCCTGTAGCACCACGCTTTCTTCTTTGTCTATCTAGAGACTTAAGAACTTGTCTTTCATCACGCATTTCTGGTGTATCAATATCATCATAGAATGCTTTGTTTGCAAGATCCATCTTGTCAACTTTGCCTTGTGTTTCTGCTGCTGATGGAAGCGCTGCATCAGTAAGTTGTGAAGACTTTGTCTTTACCCCAGGAGTTCCTTCTTCTAATCCTTGTGCAAGTCCGTCTGCAATATCTTTTCCAAGACGCTTAGTTCTTTTTGATGGTGATGCTGTCTCTGCTTTCTTTTCTGCAGCAGTAAGGTCTGCGTCTACATCTTCAGCAACTGTGATTGAATCAAGTCTTGCTTTCTTTTCGGCTTCTGATAGTGGGACAAAACCATCACCACCGTCTTCATTAAACTTTCCTTTTCTTTTTTCAACCTTTGCCATTCCAGAAGCAATACGCTCTTCTTTAGGTCTTTGGTCTGCAATATCTGTTTTAGGATATTTTGCTCTTCCTTCGGCATCAAAAATTGTTGCTGTTGCTGCTCTTTTAAATCCAGGGGTTGCAACAGTTCCTTTATTGCCTTTCTTTCCTGTTGTTTCTTTAGCCATAAACTCTGTGTCATCCAGCATTGATTGAAGGACTCCTGCTTGGATCTGAAGTTCTTCTTCGTTCAATGCTCCATTAACAAGAATTTTTTCTTTTATAGAATTTATTTGTTCTGTTGTTGCTGCTTTTTTTGCTTCAAGTTCATCTAATTTTTTAAAATAAAGATCTCTTGCTGCATTTGCTTTTTCTGTGCCGTCTTCATTTTGCTTAGGTGCAAGCATTTCAGATAGTTCATTTTCTGAGTGGGTTGAGATATCCCACAAGTCTGGGTCCCATCCTTCAGAAACTGATTTTGCCGTTGCACCAGGAGAAGCAATATGACCTCTGTCTAACTGAACATTTCCCTTCTTGCCCTTTGATGCATCTGGCCTTTGAAGTGGTTTCATTCCAGGTATTTGATCTATTCTGTCTCCAGACTCATTAGCAATTTTCTGCATTCTTTCATACTCAGCACCTCGACCTGCTGCGTACATGTCATCTCTTACACTACTACCACCACCCTCAGATTCTCCTTGAGAGTGACCTGCAATTTTTTGCTTACCTGTAAATCCTGCTTTGTCATTGATTTGATTAGATGCTAAAGTAACACCACTCATTTCTTCTGTTACAATTCTTAATTCTGCAAGGAAGGTTTCAAGTTTTACCTTTCCTTCTTTTGCTAATCTTGCAAAGACTTCTTGAAGAACCTCTGCTCCATTTTCAACACCCATTGATCCATCTTGCATTGCTTTTACAAGGTTTGTTACTGCTGTAACATTCTTTTCTGATTCTGGCTTTATTGCTAAACGAAGTTGTTGTCCGCCAACATCAAATGCTACTCCCTTAGATGATTGTCCTGTGGTCTGTCTTTTACCAGTTCCGTTATTGTACTTCATAACAGATCCGTTTTGAAGTGCTGCAACTAATTCTGGATTTTCTTTTGCAGTCTGCTTTGTAAGAACAACCTCTCCAGGGGTTAGTAGTGCTGGTACTGTGTCTTTATTTCCTGTGCCTGGAACAACTCCACCCTCTGCAAACTTCTTAGGAGGTAGCCCTGCTACGGCTCCTGCTGCCCCTGGGACTGAATTAAACAGTCCTGGTGATGAACTTGCAAGGGCACGTGCTTGGCTTGCTGCGGTAGCGTATGATGCTGCCAAACCATCAACTGCAGATTTTTCAACATTGAATGTAGAGATTAATTGCTGGTGAGAGGTATGAAGAGCATTTGTTTCTGCAAGCAACTCAGTCTGCTTATTACTTAAATAGTCAAACCCTCCACCAAGAACATTGTTCTGTCCGTTAAGTTTAGCAATTCCACCACGCAACATGGCAAAGAACTTAATTACGTTTGCAATACCGTTAACAAGAACACCGAATGTCATAAGTGCAACTGGGGCAATTGCTCCAAGCACTCCAATCATAATTGTTATTACCTTCTTGGTTCCATCACTGAGACCATTAAATCTTTCTAGCAGTCTTCCAACAAATTCAACGACTGGTGTTATTGCTTGTAAGAATGCTTTACCTACTGGTATTAGTTCATTCTTTAAATTTTCCATGGCTTTTTTGAATTTAGCCCCTGTTGAATCTTCAACTCTTTTTAATTCTCGCTCAGACAGAATTGCTAACTCTTCAACTGATGCTCCTGCAAGTCCTAATGCCCTTGCTGCTTGAGAAGAGTCTTTTGTAACGTTCTGGAATAATGTTGATAGACGAGCAAACTGGAACTTACCAAACATCTGCTCAATTGCTCTTGCACGGTTAAGTGGATCTAAAGTATCAAGTGCTCTAGCAAAACCAACTACTGTACCTTTAAGATCTCCAGCATTATTATTTACAATTCCCTTTACGTTGATTCCAAGTTGTGCCATGAATTCTGCTGACTTTTTTGAAGGGTTAATCAAAGATGCAAGACCAGACTTGAGTGCGTTAGCACCTTCTGATGCGTTAATTCCACCTTCCTTCATTGCAGTCATAAAGAAGGCTAGATCTTCAACATCACCACCAAGTTGCTTTACAACTGGTCCAGCCTTTGGAATTGCAATCGTTAAGTCTTCGATAGAAAGAACAGTCTGGTTTTCTACTGCGTTGAGGAAGTTGATTTTCTGTGCAAGTTGTTCTGAAGATATACCAAAAGCATTTTGTAAAGAGATTGTAGTCTCAAGTGCTTGCTGCTGTTCTACTTGACCAAGTACAGAAAGTCGTGTTGCTTGAACTACTTGGGCTTCTAGAGCATCTCCTTGCATACCCATTGCTGCTGCAGTTGCAGCCATTTCCATTGTGTCCTTTACGGTAATACCGTATTTTGTAAACTCTTTACCTAGTCTTTGAATATTAGCAACTGCTTTATTTGTTGCATCTCCAGAGGTTGTTATATCTCCATAAACTCTTGTAAACTTGAGGACTGCCTCTTCCATTTCCATAAATGTTTTTGCTGCTGCAGATCCAAGAATGGAAAGAGGAATAGTCAAACCAACCATCAACTGACGGCCTGCCCACTGAGTATTCTTACCGAAGTTTAGAAGGTTTGTTGATCCTTGCTTCAATAACTGATTTAAGAACTGTTGACGCTGTGCAGCCATCTGAACTCTTGTTGCATAGTCAGCGTACTTGCCATTGGCCATTTGTAGGTGCTTTGGAACTACCTGCAAAACCTTGACAAGGTCACCATTGGCATTACCCAATTGTATGTACTGAGACTGAAGAAGTTTTACTCTGTCTCTACGAGCACGGTTAATAATCTCACGCTCTTGGGCAAACATACCCTTAAAGGTTTTTGTGTTTGCCGTCGCTGCTGCTGCTGTATATCTAAAGTACTCTCGCATAGAGAGTTGGTTCTTTTCAAGAGCACTTGTGAATGACGACGTACTTGTTGCTATCTCTTTTTGACTTGCAACAAACTTGCCAGTAGCATTGATAGACTGCATCAATGAATCATTAAGTCCCTTTTGGGCATTCATTGCTGCAACGTTACCCTGAGTCAGGGATTGATTAAATGTGCTTAATCCAGCCTGGAGTTTACGAAGAGATGCGAGGGCTGCTCTGGTATCAAAATTAATACCAATATTTGAGTTTACATCAGCCACTCATTAACACCCTCTTCTTTATTTGATTGAGTTTAGAAGACCAGTTGCATCTGCCAGTTTCATACCTGACGCTGCATCAATAATCTTATAGACTGTAGGAAGATCTAGATTTTCCTCAATCGCCTCTCTGTTGTCTGCTACTAGTGGTAGATATTGCTTAAATGCAATCTGCACACAATCTAGCAAAACGTTCATTGACTTTTCGTTATCTTCTGCCACTTCCTGCAACTCATTAAACTTCTGCATAAATGGCTTTAGAAGTGAGATCTTTAGTGGTCTTACTTCAAACTTTGTTCCATCGATAAGATATAGTTCTTCTTTGTCTTCAACTTTTGTAGACATCTGTCCTCCTTATAAGGTTTAGTCAATTATACCATAGTGCAGGCTTATTTTTGGCTATTCGTAAACCTCGTAAGAGAGTCCATTTCCTATTCCAAAACCAGCCCTCTGTGCATTCTTGCCCTGTAAAGCCATAATGTCGCTTCCATCTGTTGCCTTGCCCTTGCTAAATACCCTGGCTTTCATGTCTTCCCATTCATTTCCCTTGCCTGATTTCTTGTCTAAATCAATACCCTTCATTGCAGCAAAAAACTTTTTATCGTTATACTCTAGTTCTCTTTTTATTTCAAGCGTTGCAGTTAACTCTGGCATAGATAAAGACTGCTCTAGTTCCTCATAGTCTTTCCATATTCCAAGAACAAATACTTCTGACTCTAGTTTTGCCAAGTCTAGAGTTTCCCATGATGATCCGCTTTCTACGGCTTGAGATTTTACTGGTTCTTCTGATTTTGAATTAATCTTAATACCTGCTGCAATATCTAAAACCTCATAGATTGTAGGAAGGTCTAGGTTGTCCTCAAGATCTTCTATTGTCTTTATGTGTGGAGCATACTGCTTCATTGCAATTAGTGCACAGTCAACTAAAATAGTTATTGATTCGCTATCTGTTTTTGCTTCTTTAATTGGTTCAAAGGTTTCTAGAAAATCTCTAAGATATTTTATCTTAAGGGGTCCCGCAGAAATCTCTGTCCTATCTACAAAATAGAACTTTCGTTTTTGATATATGCTTGTTGCCATTATATAAGTATACCAAACAGAAAGGCCCAACCCCGAAGGATTGAGCCTCTCATGTATTAAGTTGTATTATGCGAGTGAACGATCTACGATCTTACCGTATGATGCGTCATCGTTTGGAAGAAGACGGAATGATACTTCAAACATTGAAGCCTCATCACGCTTTGCTGATACTGTTACGCTCTCGATTGAGAGTGCACGGTATGCAACATAGATTCTTTCCTTTGGATCTGCTGAAGAACCAGAACCTGGTCCTACTGCTACTAGACCACGCTCTAGTGGAACGTCGCCAATATCTCCTGCTGACATGTTCATTGTCTGAAGACCTAGGGCCTCTGGAGATAGATCGTCTTCATCTGCTGCAATTGCTACTAGAAGGTTTTCTAGTGTTGCCTCTGCGAAAGATGTATTTAGGTTAACTGTCATACCTTGCTTGAATAAACGAGCAACGTCGAGAAGTTGATCTACCGCTACTTCACCAAAATCTGGTTCGAACGCTAGTTCTAGACCATTTGATGTGTAACCGATATTTGTGTATGCATTGTCTGCTGACAATGTTGTCTTGTATGATGTTGCTGATGCTGTTAACGGTGGAAGATCTGTTGCTGCTTGAGCATCGGTAATCTTTCCGTCCTCATCTAGTCCGATTGGACCTGCATCATGCGTAAATAGTGCTGCTGCACCCACGATGATGTTACTACTTGAACCACGGCTGTATGCCATATATCTCACCTCTTTCATTTTATTAAAAGGGGGTTGTTTCCTCACCTTAATTATACAGGCTTTTTATTAGGTGTTTTTATCCCAGACTAACTTATTTTCATCTGTCTTTATGCAAGTAAAACTACCTTTTACAATGCCTATTTTTTCACATGGGGCACCCTGGTAAACATATTCTGGGTGCCAGTCATAGTCAATAATTATCTTGTTACCCGCATAAGTACGGGCTGTGGCAAAGTCAACAATATCTCGTGTCTCTTCTAATTGATAGATCTTGAAGTTATGAAAGAAGCATGGCTTGGAGTCTATTGTTTCGTAGTCTATGTTTGCTGCAGCCCACTCATTTAGGTCTTTTGCTGAGTCATCACCATTATCAAGCAGATCACTTATCTCTTGCTGAGTAATTATCATATTCTTTTGTGCATCCTCACCTACAGAATAAAAATAATATAAGAGTTGCTCACACTTAATGTATGGAAAAGCCTCTCTTCTCATCTTGAACATTCTGTCGTATACTCCAAAGACACCGTTACTCTGAGGAAACGTGTTTATGAGATCGTCTATTTGGGTAGGAAGTGTAGGGAAAAAGTATGTAGTTCCAGAGGAACCAAAACTTGGACCAATCTTGGCTGCTAAGTAAGCATTAATAATTGTTGGTGGATGATGAATTGCTGCTGCCATTATGCACCTACTCCAGCATTAGCAACCCAGACGTATCCTACTGAAACGCCCTTGCTTCTTCCTCTTGCTTTCCCTGCTCTTAAATTCTTTTTATATACCTGTGGGTTTTCAAGATACTTTGCAACTCCACTAGTTCTCAAGAATGATTGTGAAAAATATCTATTAAAGAATAGATCTAGTGTTTTTTCAAATCCACCCTGTGCTTCTTCTCCTCCAGGGTTACTAATCTTAATTGGCTTTTTTGTAAACACAGTTTCTCCATTTTCTTCAAAAGCCAAAACCTCTGAAGTTCTTGGCTTAATTAATACAGAGGCTCCGCTTTCAATAATTCTTGCTTTGTCGTAGAAAGGAACCTTCGATCCATCCTTGATTGATGATGATTGACGGAAAGATGATTTAAAAGATAGTCCGATATTACTAGTTGTAAACTCTATGTCGTATAGTCTTGCCCCTGGGCTTCCTGTTCTGTTCCACTCGTATATATGGTGAAGCATCTCTGGATTTACCCTTGCATTTGAGTCCACAAACTGCTTCATTACTTCTACGGTTTGTGCTCCTAAAGATCTTAAGAATGGAGTCTTTCCTCTTTGAACACCGTCCAAGAAACCAATAGAGTAGTTCATAATGTTGTTCATTTCTTTTTTAAACTTCTTAGAATTGTATACTGGTTTCATAGGTCACCTGATTGATTTTCTGATCTTCTAATAACTAACTTAAATGACTCTACAACTCCGAAAGGGCCTACGAATGGTTCGCATGTTGCTATTTCAAAAAGAGTTGGCTTTCCAGATCTAACGCCAGAGGTTTCCATGTATATTAGATTTCCTTCTTGGTCTTTGATATCCGTTATTAATATGTTTGTTAGTGCATTTTTATTGTCTCTTGAAGATATTCTTATGTCTGATTTTGTTCTTCCGACCAGTAGTGAGTTCTGAGTAATGTTAACATTTGGCTTTACATCCTCTTTGAATGCTGATCCACCTGATGAAAAACTACAGGCAAAGGTTCTATCTAAAACCCATTGTTTTTTAATTGCTCCAAAGTCACCCTGCTCAATGATTGGGTGATAAAGAGAGGCCTGCATTGGAAACATGAAGTCTGGAGTTTCGCAAACTGTCATTACAACACCCCAAGTTTTGTAATAGACTTAGCATACTTAGAAAGTATCTTGTCTACAATTATATTTCCTGTTCCTTCGAAAAGACCCTTATCAAACTGAATTCTGTATTGATCTGTGTTGTAAGAAGAAATAAATCTCTTGTAATAATCTAACTTTCCACACTCTAAATCGTGGACTAGCATCTCTGTTGCTCTGATAATGTCTGATGGAACTGTTGTATATCCATACTCAACAGTTATTAGGTAGTCCCATGTTTTGCCAAACCCTCTATATACAAACTGTGGGTCCAAAGAATCTGATGCTGCTGCTGGTAAAACTAGTGGAGAAGACTCTGCACGATTGATGTTATCAGAAGACTTTTCTATAATCGCCGTCTTGTCTGATGATACTTCGTATTGTCTATCTTCTACTAACTTATTGTTTTCATATACCGCTAAAACTTTTTTAACATCGTCCCAGATTGGAAGATAGTCGGCACCTGTTCCTGTAAAATGTAAAACTTTTTTCTTATAATAAAATCCTTCTGGGATTATTGAGTCAATAATTGCTCTAGCAATTTCCTCATTTAATGCATAGGCTGCGATGTCTGATGCTGTTGTTGCTTTTGTTGATGGATCAATATACGGTCTAACTATCTCGTATGTCTCATCTTGTAAAATTTGCTCATCTGATGTTCCAAGATCTTTGACAATCTCAACTCTGTATGAAGAGTCATATTTTCCTGGCAAAGAAATCTCTAATGTTTCTCCAGAAGAAGACTCTGTAAATGTTGATGTTGAAATTGAAAGGTCCGCCATATCCGTTATGGTAACAGTTATATCTGCATCTACAATCCCCGCAGGAATTACAAAATTAGCAGGTACTTCTGCATATGGCGAAACTCTCAATATCTCCATGCTAAATTACCCTAAAACCTTTTGGACTTCTTCGGGTGTTGCGATGCGAACATGTGAACGAGTTAGCCACTTGTCTGCTTGGTCTTTTGTTACAATATTAACACCCTTGTAGATTGCTCCATTTGCTTCTTCCCAACGAACATTGCTTGTTGAGTAGATAGCAACCTTGTCTGCAAGGCCTAGTTCTGGCTTAATATCTTTCTTTGGACCATCTGCTGCCATTGATCCAATAGCACCTGTTTCTGTAAATCCTAGTGATTGAACTGGCTCTTCTGCTGGTGGTGCTTCGACAACTGGTGATTCGACTGCTACCTCAACTGGTGCCTCAACTACTGGCTCTACGACTGGCTCTACTACTGGCTCTGCTGGTGTCTCGACCACTGGGGCTTCAACGTGTGCTGGCTCTTCTACATTTTCTACTGAAAATGGCTTGTTGTAATCATTATTTTCCATTGTATCCTCCTTGTTTGTATTATATCATTAAAGTATTAAGGGGGACAGGAGAGTGAACTCCCGCCCCCCATTAAAGGTACTGTTTACAGATTATGAATCTGAAGCAGCGTCAGCGAATGCGATTGCATCCTCTTCTTCCCAGTTGATACCGAAGCGAACGAATACAGTGTATTCAATTGTATCCTTCTTCGCTACGTACTCACGGTTTACAGTGATATCTCTCTGGAATCCCCATACACGGTTTGCAGGGAATGTCAAATCGATATAGCCTGCTGGGTAGTAAGGAACTTCCTGAACTTCAATTCCGAGAACACGTGTTGTACGTGCTCCACCGAATGTCTGTCCGATACCATCAAGGTATGACTGGCGGTTTGCCTGGGTTGATCCTGGGACCTGTCCAGCAAATGCTTCTGCTACTGCATCAGCAAGTGTACCGTTGTTCTTAACGATTCCACCGAATGCATCTGTACCTGCGTAGAACTTAAGATTGTTCTTAAGTGCACGATACTTACGTGGCATTGCATTGATGATGCCCTGCATTACATCAGGTGTCCAAGCATTATCTGCTACGGTCACTACTGACTCATGTGCATCTCCGTTTGTCTTTACCTTGTTGATAAAGCCTGGCATGATTGACAAGAATGCTCCTGTTGCACCATCACCATTGATAGCGAGATCTTCGATATCATTTGCGAATGCGTTGGTCATCAAGCGTACCAAGTGATCTTCTAGAGCGTCACCTTCTACACCATCTTCCAATGATTCTGCTGTTACTTCCCAATCAAGACGAATCTTCTTGGTAGTAAGTTCGACCTTAGAGAATGTTGCACCTGTGTTTGTGTAGTTACCAACTGCTTGCGCTGCTGCACGAATTACACGCTCACCGACGTTTACCTTCTCAAGTTCCATTGAGTTAGCCTTCATTGTTACACGACGGCCATCCTTTGCTAATACTGTTGCGTCCCAAACATAGTCGATAAAACGACGTGCCTGCTCAGGGCGCAAAATTCCAGAAGCCGCTGAACCACTAGGGTTAACAGCGTTTGCTCCGCTTGTAGATCCAAGAGTTGCTGTTGGAATATTTCCAAGTGTATCTGCACCTGGGTTACTTACTCCACCAATTCCACCTGATGCGAAAGCACCTTGGCCTTGGTACAGACCTGGAGTTGTTCCTCCTAGATTTGCACTCTCGCCTGGCTGGTTTTTGATTATTTCTTCTGACATATTGTCACCTCCTAGTGATTTGTTCATTTGAATAGATCGGCTGTTTTGAGGAAACTACCGCCCCATAGGGATTTTTCAACCGTTTCAGGTTGATTCTGAAAGATATCGCCGATATCTCCAGACTTTCGGAATGCGGTGTCTGCTTCCACAGCGTCTACTCGTTTTCCAAATTCATTAAACTCATTTGATACTGCTGCAATATCTTTTGCAACTGCTGCAAATGAATCCTTTACTGTATCAACATCGACCTTTGAAGACTTAAGAAGTTCTACTTCTGCTTGCAAAGACTTTACTGTTGACACTAGATCGCTAAAGGCTGATTCTAGAGTATTCTTCATTTCAGTAACTGCTTCTGCAATTACCTCTTCTGACTTAGATACTTCTACAACTGCTTCTGTTACTGCTTCAACTGAGTCGGCAACTGGTGCCTCTCCGTTGATATCTACAAGTGCCTTCTCAACTTCAACAACCTCTGTTGTTTCTGTCTCTTCTGCCTTTGTAATTTCTTCAGTAACCTCTGCAACTGCTGCATCTGCCTCTGGAGCGACCACAACATCTTCAATTACGTCTGTCTTTTCAACTTGTGTTTTTGATTTTGTCATAGGTTGTACCTCCTTGTTAATCTTAGAAGTATTAATGCCTTTAGCACTATCAACTAAGAATTTTATCATGTCTGTCTTTTCATTATCCGTTTTTTCAACGAAACCTATGTTTTCCATTTGCTCACCAGTAGTTGGGCTTACCTCTGACTCATTTTCTGAAACCATTACGAGACCTGATTCCTTATCATAAAAAACATTCTCTAAAACTGTTTCGTCACCCTTAATAACATCTACTCCGTCAACCTTTTCAACAGATACAATGTTTGCAAATTGATTTGCTGGGGAATCTACAAGACTCAACTCAATCAAATCATATTGCTTAATAATTCTAATTGCCTTGTCTGACTTCTCGTCAAACCCTTCATCCCACTTGTTCATACGTCCACCAATAGAAAAACCAGTTAGTGTTCCATCTAGAACTTTTTCCCAAGTATCTTGTGCACCCTTTGAAACATATGCTGATACAAATACTCCGTTATAAAACTTCTTTGATTCTGGATCAAAATACTTATCTGCTTTGAATGATACCATCTTGCCTACTGCTAGTGGCTGATGCATTTCTCTAATGTTCCCTCGGAATTTTGCAAAAGCCTCCATTGATGCTTCTGCTGTTACAATGTCATCCTGCTTATCAACATTGTCTAAAGATGCAAATCCAGAAACAACTCTACGCTCCTTGTCCACCTTAGTAAGTGGCATGGAAAGACGTAAATTTTCCCCATCTGAGTTCCAATGGGCCTTGGATATATTGCTCACCATTATATTATACCCTCCGTTTTATATAAGTATCACATTGTGGACAAATTGGACATTAAGGAGTTTTTCTTCCTTCACCCTTTGGGTTTCGTCCAGCGACAGTCGATGAACTGTCAGAGTTGTTGTTTGTTCTTTCAGCATCTCTGGCTCTTGTAGTAGTTGCCTCTGCTGCTGCTTCTGGTTTAAGGTCTAGGACCTCATCACCACCATCTCTTTGTGGCATGTCCAAAACAACTCTTGCCTCGTTAGGAGTCATGATCTGATTCTTAACGTATCTTTCAAGAATTTGAGACTGTGCAATTTCATCTGTCAGTGTCAACTCGTTAAATACAAACTCAATGATATCTGTCTTTTCACGAATAATCTTGTTGATCATCTTTTCAAGTTGTCTCTGTGCTGGTCTTGCAACCTGCTCCTTAAAGGTGCGATCCTGTGCAAGTGCTGCTGCAATAGAACCAGAATCGCCACCTCCAAGTTTAGACAGTGGCACCTGATGTGCTACTAGGATATCATCACGGTTTTGCTTACGATACTCTTTAAATGAGCCGTCCTGTATACCGTCTTCGATGGGCTCCATCTTAAATTCGACTTTGTTATTTTCGCTATCACCTGGAAGTGGAATATATAGCGTTCTGTGTGACTGCCCTCTGAGATTTGTCTGCAAGAATCGGAACATCTTATCTTCTGCATCTCCAGAAAGTTTTGCACCCTTTAGTGTTACAACGTATCTTGGAACTGCCTTGTTTGCAAAGTAGTCAATATTGTATTGTGAAGCAAGTGAGTCTCCATGAAGTGAGTTGATAGCCGACATGATGTCTGGCACTCCGTAGAATGTGTTGAGAGGTGAGTACTGCTTAAAGTGAATAATCTCGTTTGGTCTAGCATCTGTTGTTAGTGGATTTTGATTCTTTGCCCCAAAGTTACGGAAGTAAACAATCTTATTTCCAATGATTTGTACATAACCATCTTTCAGTCTTCGTACTCGCATGGTTGTTGATGGTATGTGTCCAACGTATCCAATTTCTCCACGAGTTGTTCTTCCAATTTCAAGATAACCATTTCCAGTTGACTGTAGGTCTGTGTAAACCTTTTCCATTGTGGCTGTAAATGAGTCATCGTCATTAAGTGACTCTAGCCAGTCTCTTGCTTCAATCTTTGTTCTTTCAATTCTTTTTCTTGCCTTCTGTGTTGCACTGTTATCTTCTGATGACTCAAGTCTCATCATTGTTCTTTGAGAAACCTTGAACTCATAACCAAGACCAACGATGTTCTCTACCTTAGCATCAATTGCTGCGTGGTTTGCAAATGAAGTATCGTAGTAGTTTGCTAATTCATAAAGGTTCCATGGTGGTGTAATGACATCGAACATTCCATAGCCGTTTACATATACTAGTCCTGGGTTGATCTCTTTTGATTGTGCTCCATCAATACCGCTTTTTCCAGCAAGTGCTGCAGTTGTATATTGTGTTGTTGGTTCAACCATTTTAGTTGAAGATCTGCTGATGCGTCTTTTAAAATTTGCTTCTAGTCCGTCAAGAGATTTTAGTGTATCCCAGTTACCACTAAATGGATCTGACTTTGAGAATGTGTCATCCTTCTTTATTGGATCATCAATTCTTGCGTAGATTTCATAATCGTTGTCTTCCATGATTACTCCTCATCCCCATATTTAGCAATAGTGTCTTTGGCTGCTTGTACTGCTCCAAGGTCATTTAGAGAAGGGATAAGTCCAGCATTTAGCCTATCAACTTGCTCAGAATACTCTTCTTCAGAAACTCTTGTTAGTCCTGGAACAAACACGCATGTGCCATCTCCTGGATCTCCATAATACATTGCAGTCTTTTTTAATTCTGCCATTCTAGAAATATCGTTTTTATCTGAAGGAATATTAAGCACAGAGCCGTTCCCATCTGTAAACCATTTGCCATTTGCCTTCTTGTACACATAAAGGCCCCAGTCATAGTTCTTTTCAATGACCTGTCGTCTTACATTCTTTACAATCGGTTCACCAGTTTTTGGGTTTATTAAGGAATCCATATCCATAAGTATACCATATTAAACTGGATCGACAACGTATTTGACCCAGTTAACATCCGTATATACAGAATATCCGTAATTCTTTAACGATACAGGTATATCATCCCCTACAATCAACTTATTGGTTCCTGTATAACTCTTATAAACCTCTGCTGGATTGACACCATAATAACTAGTTTCTGCCAAAACAAGAACCTTATTCCAGTTAAATGAAGGAGAATCCCAAAACTCCCAATCTAGGACAGACCCAGACAATACCTTTACTCTAAACCAGGGTCTGTCTGAAACGTTCTGAACCTCCTGCAGGTTTGTTGACTGGTAATATGAAATGCTATTAAATAGTAGTGGCCCTGTTAATCTTATGGCCCCCTCGAAAGATGAGAACACTAGGCTATCTGCAAAACTTATACCCAAGAATCCCCACTCCTGAAGACTCAGCACTGGCTCTTTAACAATCTTTCCGTTCCAATAAAAACCTATACCATTCTGGACTAGGCCAGTCTTTGCATCAATTGCATAAATTTTTGCTCTTCTTCCACTTGGGTCACTTGCAACCATGTAGAACTTTATGTATGAATCTTTGCTTTCTATTTCAAATATTTGTGTAGGTGCGTAAGGGAAGTACTCTCCATCAAATCTAATTGCCATCTGCATTGCAATTGCCTTAAAGTCATTTGCTCTGCTGCTATTGATTGGAATTAAAAGACCCCTGTTTACTAGAGGATCATGTTTTCCTCTCACCTGTATTCCACTTGTTTTAGTCAAATACAAATAGGAAGATGAGCCATTATATATTGAAAACGGATTTTGTTTTTTGAAGTCATAATATATTCCTGTTTTTGTATAAGGATAAATAGGAGTTCCAAACCTTGTTCCAATTGGGCTGGCATCAGATTCATTCAATGCCTGTGATGCATAAGAAAGTTTTTTAATAATAACATTTCCAATATCTGAATCTTTAACGTTCATGTCAATATGTGTCACAATAGATAGATCGTTAAAGTCCACTCCAGAAGGTGGATAGATAATCATGTTGTCTACAACCTCATACTTTGTTGTCATCCAGTCTGAGCCTGGTGTTAGGATTCCGTTTCTAGAAGGTCTCTCTGTTTTTGTAAAATAGAATGGGGTTGCATTTGCTCCTAATTTAGTATACTGAAAAGTTACATAACTTTTTACAATTGCCCCGTCCGTGTCATACCTATAGTCTTTTGCTATTTTATTTTTAAGATCTTCATAATCGTTATAGCCAGTAAATAAGTAATTATCCAGTGACTCATAAGTTCTTTGAACTGGCAATCCGTACTCGCTTGCAAGTTCTGCATATGTCCAGTCAACTGGCTCAGTTTCTATTGCGATTGTTTTTGATGGTACTGGATAGTCAATATTAAACTGAATAAAATCAAGGTCAAAATACTGGTCTCCCCTTTTATCAATAACAGACTCAGCAAAATAAGTTAATGGAATCTGATCTTCCCAGTATGCATTTGCAGATACTGACAACTTGTAATTATCAAATACTTTGCTAGGGGCAAGTGTGTAACTAGCAACATGGTCCATAAGCGAGTCTTCGTCATTAACAAAAACCCCTCCACCAGAGATAGCACCTACGACGGTTGAAGTTATTCCTCCAGAAGGACCCATTGATGTTGTGTCTACTCCACCGTCTATATTTATTAACTGGTTGTTTTGATATACAGCGAATAGGTCTTCGTTCCATATTGGCACACCTACTTCATTAAACAATCCCCTGATTTTTTGAAAATTGTATTTTGTAGAAAATCCAACCTTGTATATTTTTCCAGTAAATGTTGAAGTGTTATCTTTCTTTCCGCCTACGTACAATCTTAGGTCAGATAAAGATCCAAAAAAGTCTGAAGCCTGATCTCCAAATCTTTCAACAAAGGCTGGAATGTTTATTCCAACATCAACCAACTCGCCTGGCTCAGCAACTAGTGGTGAGTAAAGTGTCTGCAAGGTTCCATTATAATTAATTACATATGATATTTGATTATTTAACAACTGTATTAAAAAATAACTGCTGCTATTTTCTTTTTCAATTCTAAACAAGGTTTGTACTTGGGAAGATGATTGTGGCAATCTAAAGCATCCGTAGAAAGCGGATACAGAACTTTTTAAGAAATCAAAATTTTCAAATAGAATATGTCCAGACACTGCATTCCAAGAATCGTTTGGTCTAAACGAAAAAAAGTTTACCGTGTCTGAAGATTGTGCAGTATTGCAATCTGAGAACAACTCTTCTTGTGTTTTTGAAGACAGCAGGATTTGAGGAAGTGGATTTTTTGATACTGATAAGCCTTTACTCTGAATTAAAGTGTTATCGTTAAAAGCCTGTTGCCAAGAACCGATCTTAGGATATTGGTAGTTAGCAGAGTAATTTGCAAAAGCATAATCAATAAACACGGAGGTTCCGCTATACGATGTATTAATGTTTTCTGGTATTTCGACACCCTGACCAAAAACAAACTTTCTCTTTGTAACTGCAGTCGGAACAACGTATGGATAAATTGCTACACAGTCGATATCGATTGGGAATACATCTTCGTGTGCATAAAAACCTATCCAGTCTTGATCTTTTTCATTTAAAATCAGATCTGGAAAATCTAACAGGTCAGGATTATAACTAAACGATATAACTTCTTGACCATTAATAACAAGAGAGGCAGTATCTTTTCCAAGTCTTAGGTGAACAAGCATTGGTCTTGTCCATTCTCCAACATAATATGTTTGATACTCATTGCCTATCTTTAGTCCAATTGAAGGACCATCAACATAGATTCCATCATTAGATGCTATGGGACCAATGATACGCTTTCTATCATTTGTGTATGCGTTAACTCTAAGCCAAGTTTCTAAAGTATACTGTTTAAACTTTCCAGAATCATTTAAAAATCCTAGGCCAGGAATTATAATTGATGGGTTCGCTCCATTTGGATACAAGGCTGTCAAACTAGATGTTCCATAAACAATTGGGATTCCTAAATTTTTTGCCTTAAGCATGTTGTCAGAAATTAAATAATATCCATCAAGTTCTTGCAGTCCATAGCATCTTGCAACAACAGCCTTTTGTGGGGCAAGTGCAATCGATGAAGGAAGGTCTATTGGTGTTACTCCAAGAGATGTGGAAGAGAACTCTTCTGACCATTGCCCAAAACTTAAACCATTTACCAAAAACGCATCTTCTACTCCTGAGCCTCCAATGAAGTTAATCTTAAATACTAATCGTATTTGTGAATCCTCTGGTGGTGTGTCAAATGTTTCTGATATAAAAACCCAATTATTATTTATAATGGTGTCATAGTTTTTTAGATGTGTGATCACATTTCCGCTAGTTGAATCTTCATATCTGTACCCAATTTCAAAACCAGCAATGTAAGTACTTTCAGAATAGAAATATCCTCCAACAGAAAATGTTTTTAAATAGGCATTTAGGTCTTCTAGATTCATGATCTCATCGCTTACTGCAACAATGGATGCAGACTCATCAGATGTTGGAGTGGCAACTATTCTATGAACATAACTATTGATAAATGGCTCATCTACTGACTGGGAGTATACAGATACAGTTCCACCCGTTACCGTCCATTTTAGACTGTTAGAGAGATCTCTCTGAGCCTCTGAAATTAAAGAAACATAATCTGCTTTGTCATCCAATGCCCATAGACCAGTCGGATGCTCAGCAAAGACTTTTTCGGCATATAGGTTTGAGGGAGTAGACATTATAGGTCTATTTTACCACAGAAGACTACTTGTTTATTTTAATTTCACAGTAATCTGTTGTGCAGTACATCTCGCCTTGAGCCTCAAGATTTTCTGCTCCATCATAGATAGCAGAGAAATCAATGTGCTTCAACTTGCCGATATAGGACTCATATTCTTCTTCAGTGATCTGAGTATATGGTTGCTGAGGATAAACAGTATTTCCCATTGGAAGGAATGAGACTGCCTTTAGTTGTCCCTCGTACATGTGAAGTGCTGGAACAACATGCTTTGACTCTGTTTCCTTATCAAAGGATAGAGTTACAGAAACACCATTATCTGACCAGTACTTCTGAGCAGTTGCAGCAAGTGCAATCTTCTCAAACAATGTTACATCCTTTTCAGATCTTGGATGACCTGACTTGATTGGGAAGTAGACTACTGAGGTGTTTGCTGATACTACGTCATCTTCAATTGTGTACCCTGCTGCTTTGAACAAGTGCATCATTGGATCTGTGTTTCCAAATCGAACTGCACGAAGGAAGAAGTTTCCTCCAGGTCCCCAGTGAACTCCAGGAGTTGCACCAGAAAGAATTGAAACTGATCCTGATGGCTTAACTGTTGTTACACGAATTGATTCACGAACACAAAGCCATTCTGAATACTGGTGGTCATAGTGACGGATCTTGTTGTATCCCTCATCCATCCACTCACGAACAATTGGCAAACCCTTTTGATCTGCAAAGGATGCTATACCTGTTAGTGACGTACCAATACGACGGTTGCGCTGCATGATACCGTTTGTTTGTGGCCAGTGTGTTGGAACAAGTGTTACGGTCTTTCCATAAAGGTATGCAAACTTAAGGGTACGCAGGAAGTCTTCCTTAGATTCATGACGATTCAAGTGCACTTCTACAAGTGTACATAGTTCGTATGATTCCAATGGCTGCTCCGCACATGGGTTAAATCCCATCACACGATAATCCTTACCGTCTGGCGCATCCTTTAGTCGTCCATAATTACGAGCAACATCTAGCCAGATAAAACCTGGTTCTCCGTTTTCCGTAATTAAATCTACATAGTCTTCGTACTTTGTTCCTACTTCTGCTGAAATAGAATTGTTTGACATCCAGGCCCAACCTGGATTGTCTGGGTCAAACGAGTTACGCTCTGGGAATAGTTCTGCATTCTTTAGATTCATGAATGTCTCATCACCTGCATTACCTAAAGCAAGAGTTGCTGATCTGCGAACATTGCCTGATACCACGCAGGTACCAATAAGGTTTACCAAGTCTACGATAGCACGAGAGTCTAGTGTTTCTCCGCCTCTGGAGCCGATTACACGGTCTATCTGGTCGTGCAACTTGATAAGAGGTGCAGGTCCTGATGCAACGCCTCCAAAGCCCTTGATAGGGGCTCCAAGAGGTCTGATCAAATCATAGTTAAACTTCTGAATGCTCTGGTTTGCTCTCAAATATGAGTTGATTAGAAGTCTGACTGACTCGACCCAGCCTTCACGAGTGTCTGGAATTTCGAACACCTCTTCTGGCTCTGTTGGAGCATAGATTGTAAAATTCTTATCCTGTCCCACTGTGTCAAACCCTACACCAATGCCAAGCATCAATGCATCCATAACCCAGGCAAATAGGGCTCCTGGATCATTCTTATCAAGGTCCTTTGTGGAGACCATGGCACAGTTCTGTAGTGCTGCTGAGTTCTTCTTCTCCATAGTCATAGGAGTTCCAAATGCCCACATACCTCGTCCTGGTGGTGTCCACTTCAATTCAAACATTCTTTGGAATGCTTCTTGTGCTGACTTCTGAGCCTTGTAGTCATTCCATGGCAAACGGTTTTCTTTAGCATGATTCTTCTGAACTGAATACATACCCTCGATTACACGACGACAAACTTCATGCCAACGCTCCTTAGTTCCATCTTCCTTCATTCGAGAATATGTACGAATAAAAGTAATTTCTCCAAGTGAGTTTTCTGCTGCATCCTTAAACCCAAATGGGCTTTCTTGGCTCTTGTACTTTTCTACGAAGTCCTCTGGAAGTTTAAAACTAAAAAAATCTGACATAATATGTATCGTCCTTTCAAAAACGGATTAAGTGTTAAGTATAGCAGAGTTTTCAAAAAAGCAAAACTCTCCCCTAAATAAGAGGTTGAGAGTTAGTAATTATTTACCACTAAGTATATGATTTATCTCTATATGATTTATGTTGACATGCTTTGGCAAACTTGCTACCCATCTTATAGACTCAGCCATGTCTTCAGCAGTAATGGCAATTTCTCTTTTTTCTATTTGTGTGTCAATTGTACCTGGACAAATTTCAGTAACCTTAATTCCGTACTCTGGGAACTCTAGTCTCATGGTGTCTACAAGTGCCATCATTCCTCTTTTAGCGTTTGTGTAATTTCCACCAGATCTGTATGGATATTTTCCACCAATAGAACTAACGAAAATGATTGTTGCAGACTCTGACTTTTTCATAGATGGAACAAAAAGTTGGGAAAGATACATTGGACCAGAAACATTTATATCATACGCTCTTCTAAAGTTGTCCATAGTCTCATTAATTATATATGTTGGCCCTGAGCCTCCACCAGCATTGTTTACTAAAAGATCTAAAGTTATGTCTTTATAGTGTTCGTGAAAGCGTTTAATTTCTTCTGAATTTGTAATGTCTAATTCATACATTTCAACATTCTCAGAAACAAGTTCTGAAACTTTAGAGAGGTCTCTTGAAACAGCAATAACTTTATATCCATTTTCAGATAAAAGTTTTACTGTTGCGTATCCAACACCTTTGCTGGCTCCTGTAACAATTGCTGTCTTATTGTTTATAGGGTGTCCCATTTAAAGTACTCTCTATATTTTTCTAGTCCAATTGCTGTTGGGTCTACCCACCAGTCTTCATGGATTTGTCTAACAACTAGAGAGTAGCCCAACGAGTCAAGAATTTCTCTTTGTGCATCACGCATTGCCGTATTTCTCCAGTACATGTTTGAATCGTGCTCAAAAGTTATAACTGTAAATCTATACTTATTTAGAGGTACAGCAATCAAACCATGTAGAGTTGTATAGTGGTTACCAGCAGGTCTACCATCTGTTTGGTATCCAGCATCAATATCTACCTGCAAGTAATCTATCTGGTTTGGAAAGTTGTTTTCTTCAAAGTATTTGATATAGTCAAACTTTGTAGCATCCCCAAGGATACAAGGGTTTTTCCTATTCTCAGAAACTTCTTTGTGTAGTTCTGGAACAATTTCAAAAGAAACACCCTTCCAGTCAAACTCATTTTCAAGTCTGTAAGTATTGCTTCCATTTTTTGAATGGGCAGCACCAAGTTCTACATAGTATCCTTCTTTTTTGTTATCAAGTAAATTTAAAACAAACTGTTCTTGTTCGCTAAAATTTTGATAGCCCTGGGTCATACTAGTGAATCCAGTGTTGTGGGACCATGATCTTTTCACCGCTTTTAACTAGGTGTGCAGTGTGATGGTATGGTGGTGATGGTGGGAACACAATGATGCTTCCAGCCTTTGGCTTTACTGCAAATGAATAATTTCCATTATGCTGTGCTTCTGCAAAATCTGCTTCTGGGCTTGGATTCTGTAAAACTCCGTCTGGAGAAGCAATAGTGAAAGATATTTCTCCGCCTTCGTAATCATCATTAAGGTACATAACAAAAGAAACCTTTAGTCTTTCGTCTCCTTCTTGCTGATCAAAGTGTGCACCCATAAACGTTCCAGGCTGGTACTTCTTGATAGGATACATTGGAAACAGTTTTGGCTCTTCTGTAATACCTTGTGCTGCAGCGTAGTCTCTTGCTACATCATCAAATGCCTTTTGTAGAGTGTTATAAATATACTTATCTTTTTCGTTTGACTCTGCTGTTAAAGATATGCTCTTGTCTGTTCCATAGACATAGTGCTCTCCGCTGCATGCCATCCACTCTCCCCATTCATCCTTGTTGTCATTTTCAATTGCCTCAACAAGTTTCTTTGGGTCTTCAATTACATTTGTGTAATAATAAACCTTTTCCTCAAGTATTTCTCTGTCCATTTTGTATCTCCTTAGTATTTATTTTTCTCATAAAAACCTGTTACCTTCATAAAGCCTACAGTAACATATCTTATGGGTCCTTCTCCTACAGGCCTTACTCCATGCTCATATTCTTCGTTACCTGGGAAAATAAGCAATGTTCCTGGCTTTGGCCTTAAGTCTGAATTCTCTTTATTTTTAAAGAATAAAGTTCCATCCTTGTAGTCATCGTTAATGTATAGTATAGCAGCATATCTAATGGATGGATCTGTATGCTGGTCTGTGTGAGACTTTAGTTCAACCCCACCCTGCATCCTTTGTAGTGTTCCAAAACCAGCAAGTTCTAGAGATGGGTCTGCAAGTGCCAGAAGTCTTCCAAGTCTTCCTTGAAGGGTTACGCTTATCGGCTCAGTAACAATGTTTAAATTCTTGTCTGCCCAATTTTGAGTAATCTCAAACTTTCCTTCTGCAACAAGATTATCTACATCATCTCTTCCAAACTTTTCCATGCAGAATCTAGCAAGATTTTTAGTATACTCTATCATCCAGTCTTCGTTTGGGGTCGTTTCAATTATTTTTAAAATAGTATCAAGTTCTTCAGCACTGATAAAGTCTTCTATAAACAAAACATGTTCATGAAAAACCTCAGTACTATATCCAGCATCATCAAACTCTTTTTTTAAAAAAACTTCCACTTACAGGTCCTCCGCCTTATATTTATTTCCATCAGCATCAAGTTTCCAGCCTTGCTTCAGCAACTCTTGCCACTCTGCTCTTTCAATTTCCTGTTGTGCTCTAGTGGCCTTCATCTCTTCAGCCCAAGCATCTCTTACTTCTTGAGGGTAAGCATCCTCTTCACGATCATCCCAGAATGAACCAATGGTGTATCTAACTCCACTAGTGATAAGGGTTACTTCGTGCATATTGTTAAATCCCCCGTCAAATGCAGCAAGCATTCCAACTTTAGGTTGAAGACTTATGTCTTGGTCTGGGAACTGCAACATTCCACCTTCAAAGTCATCATTCAAATATAAGAATGCTGCATACCTGCTTCTTGTAAAAGCACCAGATTTTCCATGCTCATCAGTGTTATCGGAATGCTTTCTTGCATATGCTCCTGGCTCCCACTTTTGCGTATGGTATCCAATTTGAGAAATTATCTTTGGGTCAAGATCGTGAACACTTGCAACTGCCTCAATAATTCCTTGCTTCATTTGTGAAAATATGTCGCTTGGCAATCCTTCGTTTTCTACATGCTCATCATTGTCTTGTGGCAATACTGAGGAATAAGACTCATAGAAAGATATAGGCATCCAGGTTATTGTGCCAACTTCTACATGCTTGTCTAAAACCTTTACAAGTTTTGCAGCAGTTTCTGCATCAATAAAGTTTTCATAAACAACTATGTCCTTAGTTATTCTCTTTTTATTATCTAGATTCATTGTATCCTTCTTTCTTTATCAGCATTATTTCTATTAGGATTCTCATCTCTAAACTTTTGCATAATGTCTTTCCATTCTTCCTGCCACTTTTCCTTGCCAAGTCTTTCTTCGTTCTCAAGCCACTCTGGTGAACCAGTAGAGTATTTTGTCCAGTACATTCTTGAAAGATACTTTGAGTTATGCTCTGCAGGCATTACTCCATGAAGGTATATAGACTTTTCAGACATTAGAAATTCTGGATGACCTGATGGAAAAACGAGAAGGTCTCCAGCCTCTGGCTTATACATATACGCTTCTCCATTTGCTATAAAATCAATTTCTCCACCGTGGTAATCGTCATTAAAGTATGTTAAAGCAGTAATTGCAAACTTGTGTCCTGGGCTTACTATTGGCTCTCTTATGTAGTCTGTATGATATGTCATTGCCAGTGGGTCTTCAATGTCTACCTTGTATCTTGCTATAGATGGTCCAGTATATACCCATTCTTTAACATCATTTCCTCTTTGATCTTTAATACCTGGGACAAGCCTATCTTCGTCAAAGTCAACATTGTTTTTTGCAATATAGTCTTTTGTTGCTATCATAAAATTATTAAGAATTTCTAAAAGAACTTGCTTATGTTCTTCTTGTTTTTCTGTTGAAGTTTTTATAGTTTGAACATGTTCTATTTTTAAATTATCATTATGGTTTTTAAATATTGGATTAATATATTCTCCAAAGTGAGACCAACTCGTCCAAGGACTAAAAAGTCCATCTTCCTGTCCTTCTGATTCTTTTAAAAGACTATAGGTGTGATTTATGTCTTTAAAGAGACCCTTATATACAAAAATCTTTGGATATATTTCAACTGCATTAAGAGACTCTGTCATGGCTTTCTATCTCCCGTATGCTCTGTAATTTCCCAGAAGAATGGGCAGGTGTATCTGATACCACTCTTAATCTCTGTTACTCCGTGAATATAATTCATATCCCCTGGAAAAAAGTAAGCAGCACCTTTTTTAGGTTTAAACTTAACATCTTGTAATGGGAAGTATAACTCTCCACCCTCATAATCATCATTCAAATAGAACAAACTAGAAAGGTCGTAGTTTGGAAAATCATTTGGAGTTCCAGCATCTGGACCTTCATGCAGTTCTTTGTCTGCATGAGGCTTCTGGAACTGACCAGGAAGCCATCTAACAATGGTTGTTCCAGTAGGAATAACCTTTACCTTGTAGAACTCTTCAACTATTGGCTTTAGTCTTTCAAACAGACCTGCAATAATTGGAGCAATCGATGGATCATTCTTATCTAGAGTAGGACTAGTAGCAACCCTGTCTTTCCAATAACTTGCTTCATATACGACAGTTCCATTTTCATTAACATGGCTTTCAGTAACATCCCAAATTGTTAATGACTTTGCAGCCTTTTCTAGAAACTCTATTTCTTGTTGTGTCATAAAATTTTCTAATTCAACAATCATATCCTTGCTGTTACCAAACCAGCCTGATGGCGTCATTGATGGCTTTCTTTGTACTACTTTGTATTCATCCATGTTCATATTGTATCACCATTCGTGTTATCTTTAACTGAAAGTTTTAATGCTTTTACTTCGTGAGAACCTAAACTTTCTCCCTTTTCGTTAATAGCATCTCTATACCAATCTGTCCATTGTCCAGACTTGTTTACTTCTTGTGCTGCTTCACCGTAGGATCTGTTTGCGTTTTCCTTTGACCTGTCGTCATCTCTATATTCAACAACCTCTATAGTAGTGTTATTTAAGTTTGTTAGAGATATAGGAATAATCGTTGCTATTGGAGTACCTGCTTTTATGACTACTCTTTGATTTGCTTTTCGTGCTCTAATGGCAAGTGGTAGTGGATTGGGATAAAAAGATGTGCTAACCAGGTTAGACATTGTCTCAAAGTCTTCGCTAAAATAGTTTACTGGATTAATTGTCCAGATGCTAATTTCTGGATCTGTTCTAAAAACTAAACTAGTATTTAAACTTATAGAAGACTGACCTCTACCAGCATAAGAACCTTGTGGATTAAATATTGTTACATGCTGATCTGTTTGATCATTTATACCATCCCACTCAAACTCAATATCTTCTGTGCAAGTAAGATTCCATCCAATAACGTTTGCCTGTGTTACTGGAAAACATCTATATGCATGGTGTTCAGATGTAAGGTCCATCCAATCTCTTTTAATAGACATTGGACTAATATTAAAATTACTACCTTGCATCCTTTCTACTGATATATTTAGCATTACTCATTGTCCCACTTTGGATCATACATATCTGGTGTATGATACTTCTTGCTATAGTCTAACATTGTTACAATAGAATACTTTGTTCCAGAGTGAACTGGCATAGCCTGATGAGGATACATAAAATTAGATGGGAAGATGTACAAATCTCCAGCCTGTGGCTTAATGTTTAGTCCTTGCAGTCTAAAGAATAACTCTCCGCCATCATAGTCGTCATTTACGTATGCAACTAAAGATAGTGTGCAGTTGTAAGAATATCCGTGGTCATGGTGCTCCATAAAGTGCTGACCTGGACCATACTTGATAAAGTTAAAAGCCTCCCAGTATTTAAGTGGCATAATGTTGTAGTCTTTTCTATAATCTTCTACTGCTGCATGTTGTGCATCATAAATGTCTTGCCACAATGCCTGTAGATTTAAGGACTCTTCGCTTTTGTCTAATTCTATGTCTGTTTTTTTAAACTTAAAATCAACGCAGTCTCTATAGTCTGGCATAAGTTGCTGGTATCCAACATAGGCTGGCATCCAGTGATATCTTTTGCCATCTGCAGACAACACTCCGTAGTCAGCAACTAATCCCAAGTTGGACTCAAGTCTGTTTATTACGTCAAACTCTTTTTTGATTACATTTCTATAGCAGATGATTCCATTGCCAAGGTCTTCTTTTTCTGTCCATGTTTGCATTTTATTCTCCTATTTATATTCTCTACGGGACCAAACTTTTTTAATGTACACTCCTCCATCAGGTTGCCGATAGAATTTTGCGTTATCTACCATTTTACCATATATATCAGACTGACCTAAAATCTCTATCTCATGTTCCCAGTTTTCTCTTTTAAATGGAAGAACTTGCAAGTATGGGGTTCCAGCAGGAAGCGTTCCTTCCCAGCCCTCTGCTATAAAAAATGGAAAACTTCCAAGAAGGTGTACCTTGTCAGAATCAACAACTCCAGTAGTATTTAAAAATGGCAGATCAAACCTATTCATTGGAGTCATAAATAATGCACTATATCCTTCTGGTAATTCTAGCCCCCATGGAGAACTCCAGGCAAAGTGGTACTGGTAATATCCTTTTGGATGTTCAAACTGTGGCATTGGTGGTCTTTGTGTACAGAAGTCTCTATATTTAGGATCATCAATTGTAACATTAATTATCCCCTGAGAATTTTTAGCAAATGTTAGGTCGCAAGGAGTTTTAAACACATAACCAGTTGCAAACGCATCCATAATTGCAGGACACGCCTTCCATGTAGGTATCTTTCCATAGTCGTCTGTTGTTCCTTCTTTGGGAAATGGACAAACTTCTTTTGGTGCTTTATAGTATTCTCCGTTTGGCATTTTAGCAAATCTGTCTGCGTTTTTATACCAATCTGGCATTTCTTTTTGTGTTGGTACTGGTGTAGAGATATTCTCTTTATCTAGCCAGGGTCTAAAGGATCTGAACTTAGCGACTAAAGACACTACTTGTGTCCTAGTTCATTAATGTCTGTCATTACGACAACACAATACTTTGTTCCCTCTTTCATAGGCAATGAAGCATGCTCATAAATATAGTTTGATGGGCAAAGAACAATGTCTCCTATTTTTGGACTATGAGTATAATTGTCCATTCTTGGAAATCTAATCTCTCCACCTTCGTAGTCTTCATTTATATAAATAACAGCAGAGACCGTGCAATTATACATTGGACCGTGATCGGCATGAATGTTGAAGTGGGTTCCTTCTCCTTCATACTTTACAAAGTTAAATGCTTCATAATATACTACGTTGATTCCCCAGTACCGTGCATAATCGTCAACACAGAACTTTAACTTTTGATAGATCTCTTCGTGTAGGTCAATTAGTTCAGAGTTATCTTCGTCTCTTGGACCTAAATTTTCTTGCTTAAATCTAAAGTCTACAGCATCTCTAGCCTTTTTAATTGGCACATCTGAGTTAGTTACTTTTGCTTCTGACCATTTGTATTTTCCATTGCCACCTAGATTAGACTCTAATATTTTTATGTATCTTTCAGAATCTTCTTTTGAAAACACATTTCTGTATAGGTTAATTCCTAATGCTGGGTTTTCAACTAAAATATTGTTTCCAATAGTTTTTGATGGATATCTATTTAAGGCTGTTTCTGATCTATCCTTGGTAAACCAAGGGGTTTCATTTTCATCATAAGTTGTCATTTAGTTCCTTTGTTTGGGCTATGACTATAGTATATCACAAAAACTAAAAACAGTATAGATTAAGCGGCTGTGAATTCTCTGGTTGCTTCGTCGTATACAACTTTTACTCCAGCAGTAACAAAGGTACACTTTACCAATATTACTTCGCTAGAAAATGCTGCATCGTACATTGCTGTCTTTTCATCAGCAGCGTCTAGAGCAAGTCTGTAGATTATCTTGTTGTCACATAAAAATGCATATTGCTTATAGGCATCTTTTTCTTCTTGTGATAATGCAAAAAATCCTTCGTTTGCAGTTCCGTCAAAAGATGTGCCATTCCATGTTGCACCTCTAGTTGCTGTTGCTTTGTGAGCATTTACATCCATACCGATTATAGGCAAGTTCTTATCCCACTCTGAGTCAAGTTTAGTTCTTATTTCTTCATCAGTCTTAAGCACACCAAGCACATCGTAGATGTTATTGTTATCTTTTACAAGTATTGCGTACATGTATATTCTCCTTTTGTATTAGTAGTATAGCATATCTTTGACAGTTGGCACATACTAGTTTTGTATGTGCCCCCTATCTTTAACAAGCGCATGGTTGACATGGGCACTGCCAGCAATAGTTGGCTGTACACTTTGGTCCTGAACTTGATGAGAATGTTGGTGGGAAGAACGGTGGGAAGAACGGGAAGAACGGGAAGAACGGTGGGAAGAATGGGAAGTAAGGGAAGAATGGGAAGAACGGTGGAAAGAATGGGAAGTAAGGTGGGAAGAACGGTGGGAAGAACGGGAAGAATGGGAAGAACGGTGGGAAGAATGGGAAGTAAGGGAAGAATGGGAAGAACGGTGGGAAGAATGGGAAGAATGGTGGGAAAAATGGTGGGAAGAACGGGAAGAATGGTGGGAAAAATGGAGGGAAGAATGGGAAGAATGGGGGGAAGAATGGGGGAAAGAATGGAGCAATTGTGGTTACGTTATTGGATGCTGGAGATGTTGCAGATGTTCCGTTAGCATTTATTGCACGAACAGTGTATGTCTGTGCAGTGTTTGCTTCTTGTCCTACAGCGACAGATGTTGATGCTGTTGAATTAGTTTTGCCATCTGATGCTGCCCAAACATAAGAAGTGATTGCACTTCCTCCGTTTGCTGGTGCTGTCCAAGAAACTGTATCTTGATCTACTCCCGCTGTTGCAGTTGGTGCAGATGGTGTTGCTGGAACTGTTGTAATTGTTACAGAATTAGATGCATCAGAAGCAGCAGATGTTCCTGCTGCATTAGTTGCTCTTACTGTAAATGTTGGTGTTGCTGTTGATGCAATGCCTTCTACAGTGATTGGAGAAGATGCTCCAGTTCCTGTCTGTCCAGTGCTTGCTGTTACTGTGAAAGATGTGGCAGCAGGGGAAAGTGCGGGTAAAGAAAATGTAACAACTGCTGCTCCATTGTTAAATGGTCTGTTAGTTCCTACGTTTGTTGCAGTACCAATAACTGGCTTTAATGGCTCCAAAAAGTCATTTGACGCTTGGGACTTCTTACCTATCTTCTTACCTGCTGCCATTTGTATCTCCTAATTTCTTATTGAATTTTGTATTACGCTGTTAGATCGCCGTAGACAACCCATGTGTTTTCTGCTCTCTTGAAAAGAGTTGCAGATGACCACTGAGTTCTCAACTTAAGACCTGGTGTTGCATTTACGGTAACTCCTGCTGCTCCAGCAATCGTTACTTGACCTGCACCAGTTTGAAGAATATCTAAAGATGTTCCTACTGGGTAAGCAATTGATGAATTTAGCGGAATTGTTAATGTAAGTGCTGATGCTGAACCCATTTCAATTAAATCATCTCTGTGATCTAGCGTTGATAGAGTATAAGATGCTGTCTTTTGTGTAATTGGTGTGTATGAATCTACCTTTGCTGCAAGTGATGTTGTAATTGTTGAAGCAAAGTTAGCATCATCGCCAAGTGCTGCAGCAAGTTCGTTAAGGGTGTTAAGTGCGTTTGGTGCACCATCAATAACTGCTGTTACTTCTGCAATTGCTTCAGACTTTGCTGTTGCGATTGCTGTTACAGTTGCTGTTGAAACTGGCTTGTCAGCATCTGATGTATTGTCAACATTTCCAAGACCTAGAGTGGTTTTTGTAACTGCTGCCACATCTGCAGTTGTCGCAAGAAGTGATGTGTCTGCAATTCCGTGAACATTTGTTGTGTCAGAGTTGTGTGTTGTCACTGCATCGTCTGCGTAAGTCTTTGTTGCTACAGTTGAATCAATGTCAAATGCTTCTGAAGTTCCGTTCCAGTCAATACCTACTCCTGCAAGAGTTGACTGATCTACTGCAGCATTTCCTAGTGCGGTTACTAGGTCTGACTGTGTCACTAGTTCTGCTGTATCTAGAATTCCGTGAACATTTTCTGTTGCTGAGTTGTGTGTTGAAATATCTGCTGTTGTTGCAAGAAGTGAAGTATCAGCGATTCCATGAACATCTGTTGTGTCTGAAGCGTGTACTCCAAGTGCTGCTGATGCGCTATCTGCTGCTGCTTGTACATTTGCTGTAGTTGCTAGAAGTGATGTATCTGCAATACCATGTACGCCTGTTGTGTCTGAATTGTGTGTTGTGATATCTGCAGTTGTTGCAAGAAGTGATGTGTCTGCAATACCATGGATTGATGTAGTATCTGCAGCGTGTTCTGAGAGTGCTCCAGAGGCAGCCTGATTTGCTGCTTCTACATTTGCTGTAGTTGCAAGAAGTGCTGTGTCAGCAATACCATGGATTAGTGTTGTATCGTTAGCATGGCTTGATAGATTGTTTGAAATATCTGTTAAAAATGCTGGATTGTCTCCTAGTGCTTCTGCTAACTCATTGAGAGTGTTCAGGGCTGCTGGTGCTCCATCAACGATTGCTGCTAATTCTGTTGCATTAGCAAAATATGTTAGGGCAGACCATGTTGAAGAGCCGTTACCCATCTTAAACTTACTTGTATCTGTTTCAAAACCGATTTCACCTGCTGCTAGAATTGGGTTTGCAGCCGTCCATTGTGCTGCAGTACCTCTGCGCTGTTGCATTCTTGTTGCCATTTGTATATTCTCCTTATGGGGGCTGCCCATTAACTTATCTTATTATAACATCAATTTTTTAATTGAAGTTATCTACTACACTACCGCCATCGAATACAACTGTCCAAACTGTTGAGTCTGGTCCACCTGCATCCAAACCTACACCCAATGGGCTGTTGAATGATCCACCTTCATAGAACTGGGATACTATGAAGCCAGTTCCATCAATTGCGGTATCGTGAATGTGCTGTGGTAAATTATTTGTATCATCAATAGTTGCTTGGGTATACCAAACTCCATTGTAATAGAAATTAATTCGGTTTGTTCCAGTGTCTAACCACTGGGTTCCATTAGTTGGTGAAGAAGGAGCAGTTGAGCCAACAGCCATTGATCGGTTATCGACATACTCCTTAGTTGCTGCATGGACATTAAGAGTTGGGGCTCCTACTGTTACTGCATCTCCGAATGTACCGCCGTTTGCTACGACTAATCCATTCTTGACCTTGAAGTCTTTATCGACTGTTGCCATTTACTGCTCCCTCTTCCAACTATTTTTATTTTTTATTACGCAAGTAGTGTTCCGACAACAGTAACTGTTGAGTTATTGTTTGTGGTTGTTACTAGAAGTTGTACATTTGCACCGTCAACATTTGCTGAAACTGACATCGCTGTGCCATTTGTTCCAACAATTCCGTATTCGGTCATTGCAATGTTGTCTGAAGCGTCAAGTGTCAAAAGGACCTTTGAGATTTCAGTATGTGATCCGTAAGCAACCTTTACAAGGAACTCTGCTGAACGGTAATCTGCTTTAGCAAATGCGTGTCCTACATGAGCACCTGCAGATGCTGCTGACATTGTTGAAGCAACCTGCTTAGCAACTGAGTTTACCTCAACTGCTGTGAAGTTTGGAACTACTGCTTCAAGAGCGTCTACTGCTCTTTCGTCTGTGAAGTATAGTCGTGAACCTTCTGCAAGATCAGATGTTGTAGAGTCTGCTACACCGTTTTCTGCAGTAATAGTAAGTCCTGCACCTGTTCCTGTGATTGTAATGTTTGTAAGTGTTGCACCAGTCAAAAGACTTGCTGCTGAAGACTTAGCACGAGCATCTGTGAAGTACTGTGCTGTTCCTTCTGCTACATCAGATGTTGTAAGAGCATCTGCGTGTGCGATTGCTGCTGCTTCTGCTGCATTAGCCTTTGAAGTTGCATCTGCTGAAGCAGTTGCTTCTGCTGCAGCCTGTGCAGCGTTAGCCTTTGAAGTTGCATCTGCTGATGCTGTAGCCTCTGCTGCAGCCTGTGCTGCTGATGCATAACCCTGTGCTGCTGTGTCAAGATCAGAAATTTCTGAGTCAACATATGATGTGTCAGCCTTTGTTCCAACTAATGTTGTAAGGTTTGTAATTGTATCTGGTGAATCACCAAGTGCTTCTGCCAATTCATTAAGTGTATTTAGAAGTTCTGGTGCTGAATCAACAAGTGCTGAAACTGCTCCATCTGTGTAAAGGTTTGCTGCTGCTTCTGCTGCATTAGCCTTTGAAGTAGCGTCTGCTGAAGCAGTTGCTTCTGCTGCAGCCTGTGCAGCGTTAGCCTTTGAAGTTGCATCTGCTGATGCTGTAGCCTCTGCTGCTGCTTGGGCTGCGTTAGCCTTAGATGTTGCATCTGCTGATGCTGTAGCCTCTGCTGCTGCTTGGGCTGCGTTAGCCTTAGATGTTGCATCTGCTGATGCTGTAGCCTCTGCTGCAGCCTGTGCAGCGTTAGCCTTAGATGTTGCATCTGCTGAAGCAGTTGCTTCTGCTGCAGCCTGTGCTGCTGCTGCATCGCCTGCTGCATCGTAATAAGCATCTACTACTACACGGTCAAGTGAAAGTTCTCCACCTGCTGAAACATCAAATTCATTTGAAACTGACTTTACTAGTGTTTCTCCACCAATAAGGTCCAGGATGTATTGATCTCCTGCATCCTCTGTAAGAATTCTCTTATTGTTGATTGTACCTTGTAGGCCCTCAACGATAAGTCCACTCTTAATTTTAAAATCTTTATTTACTGTTGCCATTTTTTATATCTCCTTAGTTATGCCTTAAGTCCAATTCGTGCAAAACGAACTGTGACTGGCTTGATCGCAGGATCTGGAGTGACTGTTAAGGCCACGGTATTTCCAGTGCGAGAGACATTAATGGTGCCAATATTCCCATCATTGTCGATTGTTCCGTATTCGCTGACATTTACATTTGTACCGTCAACGAGAATTGTTAGTTCGGTTGCATAGAACTTATTGTCCCCTGCAGAGGTCTTTGATATTGAAACAATATACTTGACCATACGCCAAACTGTAGCGTCAAAGTTATCAACAACAGTTAAGTTCTCAATACCATTGATTGTATTTTCATTATTACCTGAAGAGCCCAAGTCTGTTGACTGAGCAGTTGCGGTGTCGATTAAATCTTCATAGTTTTCTTGAGTAGGTCTATCTCCTGTTTGGAATAGAGCCTTAACTGATGGAATTGATACTTTAGCCATGTGGTAATTATAACACCCCTTTTAATAATACTATTAGAGAATGTAGTTGCTATAGCCAATGATCTGTAGTGGGATTGGGGGTGGGTTAGTTTTGGAATATCCAAACACACTTACGTTTATAAACTGAACTCTAAATGGCAAAACCTCTTCAACTCTAGCCTTTGGCTGGAAGTGATCGATCTTTATTCTTTTGACATCAAGGTCTTGAATTTGTGTATGAGCAAGTCTGTGTGTTGTTCTATAAAACTCTTGTGATAGTGGGGTTAGGTTTGTTGGCATTACTGTGTTACATCTTCAATAATAACCATTGACCCTTTGGCTACCGTCCAAACTCTGCCTTCTGATAGAAGTTCTGTGAGTTGGATATCGAAGATGTCTCCTGTCTCAAGAAGTTCTGATTGAGAGGATGTAAGGTTTACAGTAAAACTTCCCTCTGTATCTTGAAACTCAATTGGCTCAGGGGACAAAGATAAAACAACATCATCTGTTGAAGGACGATAAACATCCATGGCAACTTCCCAATCGTCAAGAAGAAGTGGCTCTCTTGCATCGTTAGTTACATAAACACGAAATGATGCTGAATCTCCACGGACAACTGTCCAACGAATTTCTGGTGGGGCTGATCCAAGTGCATAAGAATCTGTGGGTTGATTTCTAAAGGTAGCCATAATGTTATTATATCACGACAATCCGTCTTTTAGTGCTCCCCAAGTACCGTTTCCCTTTGTCTGAACGATAATCATTCCACCCAAAGGTTTGGTTGCTTGAACTGCAACTATTCCAATATATCTTGCGGGACCAGAAGATGGACGACCACTTACTAATGTTCCACTTCCATCTACATAAATTTTTGTTCCAGAAACTCCTAGGCCTGTTGTATTCATTTGTATAATTCCAGAAACCACAACAACGCCATCTCCATCAGTTGAACTTGCAGGAAGTATATCTGCCTGAGTCAAACCAAGTATTGGGGTGTTTGGATTATGATTAGGACTTAAGGGATTATATTTTTCTACTGTTGGCTTTTGCTTTCCTTCATGAGAAACGCTTCCAGAAATATAAACTGGAGTTCCTGCTGGAATAGAAACAGACGAACTTGCATTTCTTACAGTAGAAGATACGCTTGTCGTTCCAAGTGGTGGAAGAATATTATTTAATGCGTCTACCAGGACTTTTATATCACCGTGTACGTTCACGGGATCAGAAGCAAGTGGATACTTAATAGTAGGATAATTAGATGATACGCCTGTAGCCATAATCTTTATTATACCACCCTCTAAAGTTGCTTTTTGAAAAATCTCATGATATACTTGGTAGTAACACCTACCAGGGTGTTATTGTTTTCTAAGGAGGAAACTATGATTAAATTTATCGAAAGAAACAAAGAGATCATTAGCACACTCAGTATCGTAGCATTAGTAACTGTTTTGTCGAACGGTGCAAATGCTGATTCAGGTCTTGATACAAAGAACAATCTTAGCCTTGAACAGGCTCAGACATCGGAAACCACCTCGAAAGAGGTTTTTTTGGTTTCTAAGGCTAAAAAACTAGAGAGTTTTGAGAATAAGGTTTCTCTGACTGATCTAGAACTAAAAGAACTGCTTTCACTAGTTGGCTTCAAGGGTAAAGACCTTGTTGTGGCTTGGGCAGTTGCCAAGAAGGAATCTAATGGTCGTCCATTAGCATTTAACGGAAACCACAAGACTGGTGACTCATCTTATGGTATGTTCCAAATTAATATGATCGACAACCTTGGTCCTGATCGTAGAACCAAGTTTGATCTTGAGTCAAACGCTGAGTTATTCAATCCCGTCAAGAATGCAGAGATTGCATACTATATGACAAATGGTGGAGATGATTGGTCCTCATGGAAGGGCATCACTCCAAGAACCAAATACTGGATGGCTAAATTTCCTAAGTAATATCTCAAATTAGGCCCCCTCTTAGGAGGGGTTCTTTTTTGTTTCCTGAAGTATCCAGTTGTAGGTTTTTTCAATTCCATCTTTAAGAGACATTGAGTAATCCCAGCCTAGTCTTTCTCTTACCAAATCATTATTAGAATTTCTTCCTCTAACTCCCAAAGGTCCAGGAATATGCATCTTGCTCAAAACCTTGCCCTCAATACTGCAAGCAATATCAACCAGTTGATTTATAGTAACCATCTCTTCAGACCCTATATTAACAGGACCAGTAAAATCTGATTGCATAAGTCTTCTTGTTGCCTCTATGCATTCATCTATGTATAGGAATGAACGGGTTTGTTCTCCATCCCCCCAAATTTCTACAAAGCCATCTGCCTGTATAACTTTTCGACACATTGCAGCAGGTGCTTTTTCTTTTCCACCATCCCAGGTTCCTTCTGGTCCATAAATATTGTGGTATCTAGCAATGGCCACTGGGATCTTATTGTTTCTATTAAATGCCAAGAACATTCTTTCACTAAAGAGTTTTTCCCAACCATACTCGCTGTCAGGGTCTGCAGGGTATGCATCAGATTCTTTAAGTCCAGGATTATTGACATCTAACTGCTTGTAGTCAGGATACATGCAGGCAGAACTTGAATAAAATATTTTAGTCTTGTTAATATCATATTTTTCATTAAGCCTAGACTGTGCTCTTAAAAGATTGAGGTTTATTAAGGCAGAGTTTTCCATAATCTGAGAATCGTTCAAACCAGTAAAAATATATCCTGCACCACCCATATCTGCAGCAAACTGGTAAATCTCGTCAAATGAATCTATAGAACGATAAGGAATTTCATGGTAGAAGTTTCCTTGATATCCTTTAAACTGAATAACCTTTTCAACATTTTCATATACGGACAAATCTCTTTCAATAAACTCGTCTGCCTGTGTTTCTGAAAAGTCTGGATGTTTTAAGTCAACACCACGAACCCAGTATCCTTCTGACTTTAAACGCTTTACCATATGGCTTCCTATAAACCCACCTGCGCCAAATACTAATGCTGTTTTCATATTCTTGATTCCTTCCATTCTCTCCACCACTGTTTTGTTAAACTATCCTTATTGTCATACCCATTCCAGGAGTACGGACCATCTTGTGGATGCTCTTCTTCCCCGAATATTCTCCATTGTATATCTCTTTTTTGATTTAATCCTCTATGGATGTATCCAGTGTATGTGCTTCCTGGGCTTCCAATAAATTCTTGACTATAGTGCATAACTAGGTTATTTAATATGCCAAATGAAACCTCTTCTTTAAATTTAAACTCTCTAAACTCTTTATAAAAATTATTCAATATATAGTCATCTAATAACAAATAACTATAAGAAGAGTTTTTTATTAATTCACTATTTGGTTGATCGGTGCACATGACTATAGGCAAGCCATTATCTATTTGGCTAATTCCAGAATCTAAAATGTTGCTGTCTGGGTCAAACATACCTTTATGGTCTGTAAGCCTAAAGTGTGCCCCATTAAAAAGTCCAATAGACAAGGCTATCTTTTCTGCTAGTTGATAATATTCTGATTTAAATCTTACAGAAGATAGACTTTTATCTAATGAGGGTTCACGATCTAAAAAAAATCTGCTGTAATACCCCAATGTTTTTTTTAAATGTACATTGTTGTAGTTATCTAGTAGCAGCCTCTCTCTTCCTTCAGAAAAGTAACTCTCCGTATCTTTATAGTCATTTGACGCAGGTGAATAGTACATCATTAAATTTTCTATTTTTAAATCTTCATTAGTAAAACTATCCACAATATCATTTATTAAAATATTGCAATCTTTATTTTCCCAATCCATCAAATCTGAAATATTTGGAAAAACATCTACATCAATTAGATGACTTCTTTCATTATATCTATAGTTTGCAGAGTAAATTGGAACTCTTGCTCCACCATAATCTCCATTTGCAGGATTACTGATGTTGTAAAATATTAATTGTTTTTTATATCTACTTGACAAACCAACCGCAGTTTCTAAACTTGTTATCTGATTAAACAAACCGCAAGGCTGATAAAGTTGATAAAAAATATTTCCCATAACTACATACTCGGAGAGTCTTCATCTTTTTTAGCACGAATATTGGTATATAGATATTGAGGGCCTTCAGTAAAAAACCAGTGATCTGGCTCTGTATAAAAGAAAAACGCATTTGCAACTAAATTTGTTTCTGGATTGGGAAACTCTTCTCTCCAGTGCTCTTGATCATTTCCATATGATATAACCATATCGTTTTCTTCTGGCTGAAACCTTTCTCCCTCTACATAAAAATCCCAGGGTGTCTTATGAAAAATAGTATAGTTCATATGATATGTACAAGCATTATCATCTTTATGTTTCCACAGCCTTGCCTTATCAGTTTCATAAATACTTATAAGAGACCATGATGGCAAAAGTGTTTCTGACTCAAACTCTTCTTTTGCTAATGGCAAAAGCATCTCATGAAATTTTCTAAGTGGTTCTACATTTTCTCTGTGTGTGTTATCCCAGATTGCCCACTGATGCCTTCCAAATCCTTCATCAAAAGTTGTTTTGTCTGTTGACCACAAGTTCATTGCCAAATTTTGTAACTCTCTATGTTCTTTTGGTGGTAACACATTTTTTAATAGATAAGGAGGTTTCATTTTTACCACTTACCTAGTGGGCATACTGCCTTTTCTAGTTTTGTTTTTGCTGCCATGAAACATCCACATTTTTTACACTGTTTGGTTAATTTTATTAGTTCTGGACAGCCCTTACAAATAGAGTATCTTTCTTCTGCTACCTCGGAAGTAGCCCACTGTGTTTCAGGATTGACAAGATCCCAGGGTCTAGTTTCTCCCAAACTTTGTTTGTATTTTTGCCAAGGAGTTAATTCTTCTGACATAAATGCTCTTTTCTATAGATTATTTTGGTAATATCTATTATACACTAGCATCCGCAGTCGCCATTACAACATGCTGGACATGGCTCGTAGCAATAGTTTCTAATACATCCAGTACATCCCCCTGTTGGTGTAGGTGCTACAGGTGTAGGTGCTACAGGTACAGGTGCTACTGGTGTAGGTGCTACTGGTGTAGGTGCTACTGGAGTTGGAGCAACTGGTGCAGGTCCAAAGAATGGTGGGAAGAATGGTGGGAAGAATGGGAAGTAAGGTGGGAAGAATGGTGGGAAGAACGGTGGTGCTACAGGTGTAGGTGCAGTAGTTATACACTCACCAAATTGTGTTGAGTAGAAGTATCCACAAGCAGTACACTGGCTTGGGCTAAGTAAGGAAATATCTCCAGCACATATATTAGTTGGAGTAGGAGCAACAGGTACAGGTACAGGTGCTACTGGTGTAGGAGCAACTGGTACAGGTGTAGGTGCTACTGGAGTTGGAGCAACTGGAGTTGGAGCAACTGGTGTTGGAGCAACTGGGGTAGGTGTATTCCAAGGAGTTGTTGAGCACTCTCCAAATTCTGTGCTGTAGTAATATCCGCATGACTGACACTTAGACTGGTTGTATGACCACGCATCGGCTGGAACACAACTTGGAGCAACTGGTGTAGGCGCTACAGGGGTAGGCGCTACAGGGGTAGGTGCTACAGGGGTAGGTGCTACAGGTGTAGGGGCAACAGGGGTTGGTGATACGCTAATACATTCACCAAACTCAGGTGACCAGACTAATCCACACTCAACACATTGTGATTGAGGAATTAAACTCCAGTCTGGGTTACAAGGGTTGACTGGTGTTGGTGCAACTGGTGTAGGAGTAGGTGCTACTGGTGTAGGGGTTACTCCACAACTTGCTGCTGGTACAGAAGAAGATGCGGATGTTCCTGATGCACAGTTCCATCCAGATCCAATTTCACCAAATGAGGTTTGTTGTGCTAATGCTTCAGAACATGTAAGTGATGGATCAAACACTGGTCCGACTACAGTTCCTGGCGCATATCCTGCAGAAACATTACCGCAGAATGTGTACCAAACTCCTGAAGAAGGTGCTACTGGTGTTGGTGTTGGTGTTGGTGTTGGTGTTGGAGAAAAGAACGGTGTTACAGGAGTAGGGACTGGTGTTGGAACAGGTGTTGGTGCAACAGGAGTAGGGGTAGGTGCTACTGGTGTTGGAGCAACTGGAGTCGGTGCTACTGGTGTTGGGGTAGGTGCTACAGGTGTAGGCGCTACAGGTGTAGGCGCTACAGGTGTAGGCGCTACAGGGGTAGGCGCTACAGGGGTAGGTGCTACAGGGGTAGGTGCTACAGGGGTAGGTGCTACAGGTGTAGGGGTAGGTGTTGCAACACCTTCATAAACATCTCCATACAAAATCCAAGAATCTGTTCCAATCTTTACAAGATTTCCTCTGCTATATTGTCCATCTAAAAATAGTTGTGAGTTCTTGCTACCAATTGTTACGCCAGATGATGGAACAAAAGTTGTTTTTGCTGTTCCGATTTCAACTAAATTATATTTGTATCCAACTGGTATATTAACAGCAGAATTTAGCGGAACAGTTAAATTCATTGGAGATGATGCATTAAGCAAAATTGTTTTATTAACATCGAGGGCATCTAAAGTAAATCCAGTTGTCTTAATTACTACAGTATTATTGTTTAATAAAGATTGATCAAGGTCAAATTGCTCATCAACAGAATTCCACTCAATACCGCTTCCAGCAAGGTTAGGATAAGATCCAGTTGTGTTGTCTATTGCATCATTTAGATCTGATATTGTTACTAAATCAGATGTATCTAGTATTCCGTGGACATTTACAGTTGCTGAATTATGTGCTGCTATTGCTGCATTTCTATTTACTATTTCTAAGTCATCTGCTGCAGTTCTGTTTACTACTTCTAGGGCATCTGCATCTACAAGGGTTTTTAGGTGGTTTGCAACTGATGGGATTGGAAGAGGGCCTGGAACAGGTGCTGCTGCATCATAAGTATATGATCCATAGTGATAAAGTCTTAGGGCTGCCTGGATATCTGCTGCATCGCCAAGTCCAGGGATTTTGGTGTTGAAGGGTCCAGTACCGTTGGCGGTATTGTCAATATTCTCTTCTGCCACTATAAATCACCTCTTGTCATTATACCACTGTAATAAATAAATGGACACGCTTTGGACCAGCCAAAGGCTGCCAAGCATCGTCAATATATTCTACACCCTTTATTTCAAGTGGTAGTGCCAAAAAGCCTTGACTGGTTATAAGTTCTTTTACTAGAAGCGTTGTTGCTAAAGGACCAGAGGCATCTGAAGACGATATTGAATACTGAACATTGAATGCTGCTGAGGTTGCTGCAGTTATGCCAGAAGAACCGTAGATGTCTGCAACATTTATTGGCGGGATTGAAAGCACTCCATTAGCAGCAGTTACATCTTTTATTGAAGAGTAATAATTTGTCTTTAGGTTAAACAGTTGTGTCCATTGTGTCCCAGTTGCTGTTGCTACTCTTTGAAAAACTGTCTTATATGTTGTAGATGCTGGATTATAATCAATTGCAATATCTAATGCCTGAAGATCTTGAACTATTGTGGCATTTACATTGGCATCTTGTGGATTTCCATTTGATCCTACAATAATACTTCCACGATCACCCTGTGGTCCTATATCTAAATCAAGACTGATTGTTTCTGGTCCACCAAATACAGTTAGGTCGTCATTTGATAAAAGAATATCTGCCATTGTGCTCCCTATGGCCTAGTCGCAGCAGTTGCGCCTGTGACCTGATCTGTAACTGTTATTTTTCCTGTTAGAAGTGTTTGAACTATTGCATAATCTCCAACTCCTGAAGAACCTTTTTCTCTTCTAACCTCAACGTCATAAACATATTCTGTTCCAGCAAGTAATTGCTCTCCTTCTGGAGGTCTGATTGCACACTGAACAAATGTATTATCATCTGAGA